TGCAACCGGGAAACATCATTAAATATGTAGAGAAGAAATAAACTAAAAAAGATTTAAAAAAGTATTGACAATAAACGATAAATGGTTTATTATAATTACAGAAACAAAGAAAGGACAGCGGAAACGCTGAAAGGTGGAAAGGATGAAAACAATCGAATTATTAAACAAGGCTGTTAAGCTTGGATTTAGCAGAGAAAAGGCATTTGCAGACATAGATATAAGTCTTGATGAAATAATCGGAGCAGAAAACAGAAAGCCAATTACAGAGGAAGAAATAAGCGAAGAGCTGGCGAATGATATTTTATTCGGCTTTAAATGTGAAAAAGAAAGCAATTAAGAAAGGTTAAAGGGTGAATAATATGGAAATGACAAAAGAAATACGCGAAGGCAAAGAGATTTACGCGCAGCGAAAGAACTATGAAAATGCTGAATTAGCTGTGCTTAATGGTGCTACAGAAGAACAGGCACAAGCAATAGTACGATTGTGCGGAGATAGGCACTATATCCATAGGAACAGAAGCAGCGTTTTTCACGCTGAGTCCGGTGATGCCGAGACGATTGGGGAGTTGCTAAGCAATTGCTCAACAGGAGAGAGTATTAACGACTATTTAAGCAAGGCAGGACTGCCGAGGATAGAATATACTTACAGTTTTGATGATGATACATCTAACGATTATCTTTACGAGCTAGAGGGAATGACATACGAGGAAGCCGAGGAGAAAACTGAAGAAGTTATGGAACAATTTGATAAGGATATAATAAAATATATTCAAGATTTTGACGATAAATATAATACACATTTTACCCCTACTTTAGCGGGAAGAATGAAGGGATACGAATTTTAAGAAGGGTTAAAAAAGGTGAGAATATGAGATATTTAACAGTTAAAAGAAACAAGAATGGAGAACCTAATAAAACGGATATGAAGAGCCTTGCAAAATTCTTTACAGGTGAAAATGTGGGAAAATATGCAGATTATGACAGTTATCTATTTGCTGTCGAAGAAACAAGAAACGCTGGTAAAGAATTTGTCGGATATACATTTAAAATAGCTACAAAGGCGGAGAAGTCCGGCGGATGCGATTACTATTTCGGTGAAGTTCTTGATACTGGGGATAAAGTTGTTATATCCACAGAAAACGAGTATAAGAGCTTAGATTGGGCATATAACAAAGCTCTGGAGATAATCAAGAAAGAGTTCTAAAATTGGATAGGATAAAATTAAAAGAGGGAGCTTGCCACTCCCTCTTTTTTCTACGTCATACGTTACTATTTAAGAAATACAAAAACGTATATTTCAATACATCTGATGTTGTTGTTTATAAATACAAAATAGCATATTTCAATACATTTTTGTTACTGTTTACGTTTTACATAATAAACAGTTTTTTATATTATGTCAAGCCCAAAAACAAAATTGACTTTATAATATATTTATGCTATATTATTTTAATAATTAAATATATAAGATTTACACCCGATAATTATATAATAGTTATTGGGTGTTTTTATTTGTATTAATAATATAATTAGCTGGATAAGCTCCAGCAGAAAGGGGAATATATGGAGAAAGTACAGGAAGCACCAGAGAGTCAAGAAATTTTTGAAAATGAAATTGATATGTATTTCAAAAGATTTTGCAAAGATGAAAACATTGGAGATATGGCAGCAGCTCCCCAATCCCTTTTTTATGCTGCTTTAATTTATGTATATAATAATACTTTTAAGGGTACTAATAGATTAAAATTAAAGGGTAAATTACAGGGATATAATAATAATAATTATAATAACCAATATAGTAATATAAATAATAGTAATTGTAATAGTTATAATTATGAGTATCTTAACTATATAGCAGACTATTATATATATATGTGTTATAAGTATAATAAAATATGTACTATATCAGGATATTGTAAATTAACTGGTATAAGAGAAGATATTGTATATAATTGGGGAAATAAGAGCAGAACGCCACAACTAAGTACATCGGCAAACAATTTATATCAAAAACTGTCAAAAGATTATGAATCTAGCGGAGAAGCTCGGCTTTGGTCCGGTAAGAACCCAGTCGGACAGCTTGCGGTTATGAATCGCCGTTTTGGTTGGAACCTTCCTGGTGTGAGTAGAGAAAGCTCTAGCAAAACAGCTCTAACAGCCGCAGAAATACGCCAACAATTGAGCCAAAACAATACACAATTAACTGATGAGCAGCAGATAAACGCTGTAAACAATTCAGACACAATTTAAACAGCTTGCAAACCGCTTAAATACTGGGTTTGTGAGTAATAAGTATTTATATAACGCTGATAAATTAAGGTTTATCGGCGTTATAGTATGGATATGGTGTTAATTGTGTTAATTGTTTGAGAATATGGCGTAAAATAGACACAATTACACGGACAAGGGCGGAGGGGGTTTATTTGTCCTCGGAACACGCCCCAACTAAGTCACTCATTTTTCCACGATAAGAAAAAGGCTTTATATATTAATATATATTTATATTATTATTACCCACATAATACACATATTATATAATTATATATAAACAGCACCTAACTATTAATCATATAATTAATGCTAATAAATCACTTATATATTTAATTAAAAATAATCTAATTAATATCTATACATTTAAGCTAATTAGGTGTATAATAGACACATATTAATTAATCACAAGATATTCAATAAACACATCAGAGAATCAGCTAGTCGGCTGAATAAATTCCAAAAAAATTTAAAAAACAGAAAAAGAGTTAGGAGCTATAAATGCAGGGCAATGAATACCAAAAATTGGCTATGCGTACTAACGATAAAAAGGCTCATCATAGATTAATTACTGAATTAACTGGTAAGCTTCCACTTAGTCCTCTAACAGAAAACAATGCTAAGTGTAGCAACATAAATGACATAGCAGGGCTTCTTAATGGTGTCTTAGGTTTAACTGGTGAAGCCGGCGAAGTATCAGACCTCGTTAAAAAGGGCATATTCCACGAAAAAGGCATAGACTTAGAGCACCTCAAGAAAGAGTGCGGCGATGTAATGTGGTACGTTGCTATGATTTGCGAAGCCTGCGGATTCAGTCTTGATGATGTAATGCAGACAAACATAGATAAGCTTATAGCACGTTATCCGAATGGCTTTGATTCTTACAGAGCTAATCACAGACAGGTAGGTGATAAATAATGGGTAATCAGGATAAGCACTGTTACCAGTGCAAACATAGACATAAGTTATATTGTGAAAAGCCTTGTAATGCCTGTAATGGCAATCCAAATGTTGTAAAAGGCAAGGATAACTTCACAGAGCTTGAAACAGCAAATAAAAATGCAGTACTCTTTGAAACAAAAGAATAGCATATTGCCCCTTAGCCAAGCGGTCAAGGCATAAGATTTTGATTCTTACATCATCAGTTCGATTCTGATAGGGGTAGTTCAAGTGTTTAATTACACTTGTGCCTTTACAGGACTTATTGGTTTACTAGCATTAAGTCCTCCTTTCACCTCATAGCGAGAGCTGTTAAGGACTGTCAGATAGTCCGTGAGGTTTTGCGTATATAAATACGCAAATAAAATTAAGTTATACCTATAGCGCAGCAGTTATCTGTATGGATAGACAGCGAGCGAAGCTACTTTCTTTGAGCCCAACTGCACGGGTAGAATGACATCCAAGCTTTGCCACGACCTGTTATAGGTGTCATAGCCTATACTGCTATTAAGACTAGCATTGTTTTTCAGTATCAACTATCCACCTTAATCGAAACATTTTCACAATGCTAGTCTTTTAAAACGATATGGAGAAGCGGCAACGATTGGCGGTGTTGCAGCTGACTGTAAATCTGTTCCCTTGCGGTAAACATTGTAGGTTCAATTCCTATCTTCTCCACTTTGCCGATATGGGATAAAGGTATTCTAGTAGCTTGCTAAGCTATCCAACAGAAATGTTGTTCGTGTTCGATTCACGATATCGGCGTTTTGAAAGCACTTCTTGGGTCTGCGTGCGTAATGTTGTTTGCAGACTTATCCTAGGTTAAGAGGTGTGAGTAAGTTGATGTGTGGCGGAATGGGTAAACGCTAATAGCAGATAGAATGAGCTAGTGGTTCGAATCCGCCATAGCATAACCACAGGGGAATACCTGATTGCTAGGGGCTTGAAAGGACAGGAGTGCTTGTTTATGTGTGGTTCAAATCCACACCACATCAATCGGTCGGGTAGCTCCCGAATAAGCAGGCGTTGCAGTATTCCCTGCTGAATAATTAAAATGCTTGTGTTGGTTGATTTGCGAACAGGATGGCAGATAGCGTAATGAAGTGCCATAAATACTTTCCAACACAAGAAACTGTACAACGGATAGTATGCAAATGGGTAAGCAATCAAAGAAGATAACTGGTAATAACATTGCCAAGTGATAGGCAGGAGTCGTCTGTAATCAGCAACAATGTATTTTCAGAAACCAGTTATGCAGGTTCAAGTCCTGTCTATCCGATTACAACAAACTAGGTTAGCTACCGAAAAGCAGACCACGACTGCCTGTTTGTTGTTATATTTAAAATCGTGGGAATTATCATTCGTGGAGGTAAATAAAATGAGAAAGAAATTTGATTACAGGCAGTATTACAAGGACTACTACAAAATTGATTTTGATGATGAATATGAGGTACATCATATTGATTTTGATAGGAATAATAACGATATAAATAATTTATTACTACTGCCAAAGCATTTACATACAAAATATCACAAATTATATCCATACATTCAATCAATTATTGATGACAGAACTTTAAAGGCTGTGATTGATATTAACAACGGGACTACATATTATTTTGACGAAATAAAATCTTTTTGTGAAATTATGATTGAAATTAATCATTGGAAATTACAGAAAGTTGAAAGATATTGTAATTTCAATAAATAATGATTTATAGTCACAGGATTGCTGTTGCAGGAGGTAATTTATGAATTTTAAGGAACTTTTTATAGATAAATCAAAGACGCTTATTATAAATACTGATTTAGCACTTGTTTTAGGTGATTTAAACGAGGCAATAGTACTTAATCAGTTAAATTATTGGCTAGAAATTAATAAAAAGGCTGATAAGAATTTTATTGACGATAGATATTGGGTATATAACTCATACAGCGATTGGAAAACTAATGATTTTCCATATTGGAGTGAAAAAACGATACAGAGAACATTCACAAGGCTTGAAAGTAAAGGAATTGTTATATCAGCTAATTACAATAAATTGGCTATTGATAAAACAAAGTGGTACACAATAAATACTAAGAAACTACAAGAACTTGTGGATAAATTTAATTCCGATGAGGACAGAATGACAAATCGACAAGACAATATGACAGACCGACAGGACAGAATGACCTGTCGAGAAGGACAAAACGACAGACCATTACCAGAGATTACTACAGAGAATATAAACAGAGATTATAATTCAGAAATTACTAATAAGGATAATACATCAATTAACATTGATGGAGAGGCACATACATCGTTTTCAGAGAAACCGACGGCAAGAGCTGTCACAAGAGATGAAATGTTGCTTAAAGAAAAAGATATGGTTAATAGGTTCAATAACATCTGTGACAACAACATAGATAATTCAGCTATATGCGATTGTGTTAAAGATGGATTTAAGATGTATATGCAGTTATATGAAATCTATTTCCATAAAGTACACCCAATACTTACAGATAAGACATTAAAGAATGTATGTTTTGTCCTATCAACTATCACAGATACGGAACACGGACATTTCGACGCTGACGCTATATACGAAACAGACGATAACGGATTTACAGTTTTACAGAGAATGGTTAATGACCATTTCATCAGAGAACATAGAGAAAGCACTAACTACTCAATAACACATTTTGCCAATGCTGAATATCTTGGCAAGCTGGCAAATAGATTTATAGAAATGTAAAGGAGTGATGTTTATGAAAAAGGAAATAGTGGAAGCGATACTAACAGCAATAAATCTCACATTGATTTACTTAATAAATAATATGGCTGGTTTGGCAGGCTTATTAGTTTTTGCATTTGGGGAATTACTAATGGCATTAACAATCTATAACAAATATAGATAGGAGTGATTATTATGGCTATGGGCGTACACCCACTAAACAAAGATAAGTTTTATGAAGCAATTAACCTGTACATATCAGGGCGGGCTTCACAGGTAAAGGCAGCAAAAGTAGCAGGTTGTAGCGTGCCGACATTTAAGAAATACGCTAATAAGATTTATGGCGGCGATGAATTGCCGGATAATTTATGGGGGAAGAATAATGATTAAGAGAATTGTTAATCGTTGGATAAGACACAAGACAAAGAATCTGACAGAAATACCACTTTTTACAATGACATTTGATTATCGTAAATATAAGACACAAGGCAAGAAAGATAGCTGCACAATGCATTGCCACCCGGATATTGCGAAAGATGAATTTGTGAAAAGCAAATTACAAAAAGTTGTTGACTATATCAGAGATAACTATGATTTGGATATATTTACGAAGATTTGAGGTGCGATATGTGTGAATTTTGCAACGGCAAAAAGAAGAAGATTGAAAATGGCTATACATATGGCAGAGCATATATAGAATCAACTAGTTATGGCTATTGTTATAAACTTTGCTATGACAACAGCGGTGAAGAATATGGCGAGGGAGAGTTTGAAATTAATTATTGCCCTATCTGCGGCAGAAAGTTGGTGGAAGATGATTAAAGAAGCATTGTTGGATATTTCAAAAGGATATGTCAAAGTTTTCTTTGATGGTAACCCAGTTGATAGCATATATAGTGTAGATGGCATTACAGATGATGAGTCTGGAATGAAAAAGATACAACTTACTTTTTTAGTTAAAGAAGTGCTTTTTAAAGAATAACTGGAGAGTTTGCCAATTTTGCAAAAGGGGGGATTACTATGAAACATCAAAAAGAATGGCACACTTGCGACAGGTGCGGGAAAGAAATGACATTTTACAATGAGAAATACGCTCATTTTAAAACAGAAGAATTAGAGCCTTTACGCGAGAAAACTACATACACGGCAGAGGATTTAGCAAAACAAACACTCCCAATGGCTATATGGAGAAACGAGCACAAATATGATTTATGCCCTAAGTGCAGGAAAGATTTTAAGAGGTTTATGAGAAATGAAGAAATCAAGAAGTAAAATAATCATTAAAACAAGAGCTGGCGGTTACACAAAGATTTATGCCAATGGAAAATGGCAGAAGAAAATATGCGTCATTGATTATCACGCAGAATGCAGTAACAAGGATGGTATAAAAGTTTCTTGTGAATTTGATAAGAATAAGACTGATAAAAACGGTTCGGCTATCTACAATGAAGATAAAAAAGAATTTTCAAAAGAACACATAGTTGCAAGGATTTAGGAGTGAGATTATGAAAATATCAGAGATGAATATTTCGGTTAGATTATACTCAATTTTACACAAGCACGGAATTGAAACCATTGAAGATATGAGTAATTACACACCTGATGACATCATTCGTTGGAAAGATATTGGAAGAAGAACATTAGAAGAATTATTAAGTACAATGAAAAGTAATAGCGTCAAATTTAAAGGAGAATAAATCATATGAAGAAGAAAATTTTAGCAGTTGTATTAGGACTGACATTGTGTTTAGGAATGACAGGATGTACCGCACAATGGGAAAGAAGTGTAACTGATTTTAAGAGTAATATCAATGGTGGTATGCAGAGAACAATTACTGTATATACGGCAGATGGTAAAGAACTTGCAACATATAAAGGCAAGATTGATATTGATACAAACGATGGTGGATATGTCAAGTTTGACTTCAATGGCAAGAGATATATCTATTATAACTGCTTCGTAGAAAGCATTGCGGATATTGATTAAGTGATTTTACCTGCTACAGATTGATTGTAGTCGCTACCAATGAAAATAAAAGTTAATAAAATATAAAAGGAGACAGAAAGAAATGAAAAAATTATTTGTAAGTGTGCCGATGAAAGGCAGAACAGAGGAAGAAATCAAAGCAAGTATTCAGAAGATGAAAAAGATTGCTGAAATATACGAGGGCGAAGAGTTAGAGCTTATCGACAGCTACATTGAGGATAACCCACCTAAAGACAGCAAAGAAGCTGTATGGTATTTAGGAGAAAGCCTTAAGAAGCTGGCACAGGCTGATGTATTTATTGGAATATGTGAAAGCTATGATTGGAACGGCTGTTGCATTGAAATGGAAACAGCAAATAAATATGGCATTAAAGCATATACGATCCCGGTAAGGTATGTAATTGATGATTATAATGCACTTATAAACAAATTGCATCCGGTTTGCAATGAAGCAATGCCAACATTTTAATAAAAATTTTACCGGCTAACAAATGGAGTTAGTCGCTACCCTAAATAGTGGAAAGGATGAATGACTATGATAGAAATTAAAAAGAATCCAAACGGAGATACAAGAACAGCACCTAAAGATGTTACTTTTGAGAAGTTCCAAGAGGCAAACGATATGCACATTGAAGATGTAGAAGCTGTTATGTATGAACTGTCAAAAACAATAGAAGAAAGAGGAAGAAATCACGATTGTACCAAAAAATCACAGGAAAAAATGTTCTATGATAGCTTTTTATCTACAATAAACAATGGAACGGACTTTGTGAATGACGAATGGTATCAGCTACATATCAAAGCCGAAAGACATCACTTATTATCGAACTGCCCAAGCGATGTAAACCTGATAGATGTACTTGAAATGATTAGCGATTGCGTCTGCGCAGGAATGGCTAGGAGCGGAGAAGTAAGAGATTTAGAAATTGACGATAATATTCTAAAAAAAGCAGTAAATAATACAGTTCAAATGATAAAAGATATGATAATAGTAAAATAAAGCGAAATACCGCCACATAAATGGTTTGTGGCGCTACCCTAAAACAATTATAGGCAGAGGTCTATAAGCACCTTTGCTTTTTAAAAGTGGAGGTGCTTTTCTTGAATGCTGAATTGAATCAACTGATAGATGAATGCGAAAAATACATATCCCAAAATGGAATAGATGAAAATATCATAGAAACCTACTACAACGTGTGCCAGCTTGCCAAGAATGAGGGCGAAATTGACACAATGTTAAAATGTACGGCTAGGGCAAAAGAACTCATAGAAAAGGCTTGTATGCGTGATATAGGCATAGATATTTTTGAACTTGAAAAATATACATTCAACAACAATATAGACAATGATTTAGTTAATAGATATTTTGATACCTTATTACTTGAAGCTCCGCACTTATTTCACAGCTATTTGCTTTATCTTGAAAAAGACAGAGAAGAGAGTGAAAGATTTTATCAGCCAAAAATGAAACAGCTTAATAAATACGGGCTTATTCAAGCTATGCAAGATTTGGAAGACGACAAATATAATAGATTATGTATTTCTATGCCACCAGGAACGCAAAAAACTACACTGGAAAAATTTTTTTGCTCTTGGATAATTGGCAAGCACCCTAAAGATTACAGCCTTTTCTTTTCTCACAGCAACGAAATTACAGGAAAGTTTTATAAAGGAGTGCTTGACATAACAACAGATGATAAAGAATATAAATGGAATGTTATTTTCCCTAATTTACCATTACAAAGCACAAATGCACAGGCACAAGAAGCTAATTTCGGCAAATACAAAGCATTTTCAAGTATTCAATGTTCATCAATAGGAGCTAAGAACGCAGGTAAGGTTAGAACTAACCGTTATTTATATTGTGATGACCTTATAGGCTCTATTGAAGAAGCACTTAATCCAATAATTCTTGAAAAAATATGGAGAATTTATGGAGTCGATTTAAAACAAAGAAAGCTAAACGAACAAGTAAAAGAAATAATTATAATGACCAGATGGAGTACAAAAGACATTATTGGACATATTATTGAGCTTTATGGAAACGACCCAAAACTAAAAATTATTTCGATTCCAGATATTGACCCTAAAACAGGGAAAAGCAATTTTGACTATGAATATAATGGAATGTCGGTGGAATTTTTTAATGATCAAGCACTGACAATGGATGATATATCTTATAGATGTCTTTATAAGCAAGATCCAATAGAACGTGAGGGATTGCTTTATCCAGAAAACAAAATAATGAGATACAAAGAACTTCCTAAAACACGAATTAAAAGAATTACTGGACAATGTGACACGAAATCCTCTGGTACTGATTTTTATGTGTTTCCTTGCCTGGTTGAATTTGAAGGATATGAGGGAACGTATTACTGCACTGATACTATATGCAACAATTCGGCAGATTACGAAAAACAATATGAAAATTCAGCAAATTTAATTGTCGATAACGAAATACAAGATTGCGATTTTGAAGCTAATCAAGGCGGAGATAGAGTTGCAAATGAAGTCAGAAAACGAGTAGAAGAAAAAGGCTGGTTATGCAATATATCAGACACTGCAACTGAAACAAACAAAGAAGCAAGAATATTTCAATGTTCTAGTTGGGTATTGCAACATATTGTGTTTAAAGATAGAAGCCTATATGAACCCAAGAGCGATTACGCAGAGATGATGAGTTGGTTGTTGAAATATTCAGTATCTGGTAAAAATTTGCACGATGATGTACCGGATGTTTTTTCAAATTTTGCATTAAGAATGACACAAGGTAATAGAACAGCTAAAGTTGAAGCTGCTATAAATCCATTTAGGAGGTATTAATCTACTATGACAACTAAGGATTATCTGAATCAAATAAGTTATTACAACAAGATAATTGACAATAAATTGATAGAAATAACACAGTATAAAGAATTATCATACAGCATATCAGCGGTTGTTAATGAAGAAAGAGTTATGTCATCATCAGATCCAGATAAAACAGGCTGCGGATATGTCAGACTTGAACAAATGGAAGAAAGCCTTGATAAGCTTATAGATAAATACATTGATGTAAAAAATAAAATAATAGAGCAGATAGAGCAGATAAATAACGAAGATTATTACACAGTATTGTTTCTAAGATATGTCAGAAAGTTTACGTTTGAAAAAATTGCAAATGAAACAGGCTGGTGCTGGAGACAGGTACACAGAATACACGCTAAAGCACTACAAGCTTTTGAAGATAAATATGGAAATGAATATTTATAAAAGATGTCATAGAATGTCACATTGCCGGTGTGGTATAGTATATCTGTAAGAAGTCACAAAGATGTTTCTTCATAAACACATCCTTATCGGAAGCACCGTTGCTTAATTGCGGCGGTGCTTTTGTTATGCAATGAGGTAGAAATATGAATTTTTATATGAATAAAGATAAGTCAATTATGTGTCCAAACTGCCATAAGTTTTTAACTAAGGCAGACAGCAAAGACCCACGAACACATAAGTTAGCGTGCAAGCATTGCCACAAATGGATATGGTATGTGCCTAACGATGATGATGATTTTCAGATTAAGGAAATACCACAAAGCAGAAGTTCAAGCGGTATGACATTTTATTAGGAGCAAGATATGAACACAATGTATTTTCAAGACCTTGTTAGAGGCTGTTATGGACGTAAAATTGCATATACAAATGTAGACAGGATAACAAGAGATAATGTTATTAAGGTTATTGGAAGTACTATAGGTATATTTAATTGGAATAAACCAGTTATAAAGTATCTGTGGCATTACTACAAGGGCGACCAACCAATACTGTACAGGCATAAGCTAACCAATGAAGATATTACAAACAAGATTGTTGAGAATCACGCATATGAAATTGTTCAGTTTAAGGTAGGACAAACATATGGCGAGCCAATCCAGTTTATTAGCCGCAAAGATGATGAAGCTATCAATAAGGCAGTTGACATACTTAATGATTTTATGGCGGATGCCAATAAACAGGAGAAAGACATTAAAGCTGGAGAGTGGCAGTCGGCAACAGGTACATCATTCAAAGCAGTTCAACCTAAAAATGGAGATGTGCCATTCAGAATTGTAGCACCTACGCCAATGAACACTTATGTTGTTTACAATGAAAGCACAGAAGAACCTATGCTTGTTGTGCAGGAACTTAAAGACGAGGACGGAAATTGGTATAAAATGGCATTTTCCGACACTATGTCTTTTAGAATTGTTGACAGCAAAGTAGTTGAAGCAAAACTACATACATATGGCGAAATTCCTATTGTTGAGTTCCCTAATAACCACGAAAGAATATCTGATATTGAGCTTGTCATAGGTATGTTGGACGCTATTAATAATATGCAGTCTAACAGAATGGATAGTATACAGCAGTTTGTTGAGTATTGGGTTAAGTTTGTAAATTGCGAAGTTGACACAGAAACATTTGAAAAAATGAAAATGAACCACGCCCTTACAGTTAAATCTATCAATAAAGACAACAAGTCAGACGTTGAGATTATGACACAGGAGCTTAATCAGACACAATGTCAAGTTGCTAAGGAAGATTTATGGGATAACACATTATCAATATTGGCAATTCCTAACAAACAAGGTAATACCGGCGGAGATACACAGGGGGCAGTTGAATTAAGAAATGGTTGGGACTTTTCTAAAACAAGAGCAAAGCTGAAAGACCCTATTGTTAAATCGTGCGAAAAGCGATTAGCTGTGGCAGTTCTTAATATTCTAAGACTTGCCGGAAAAGATTTAAAGCTGTCAGTTAGAGACTTTGATGTGCAGATAAATCACAGTCCACAGGATAATATGTACACTAAAGCACAGACACTTACAGTGTTGCTTCAAAGTGGCATACATCCACTTATAGCAATTAAGACAGTTGGTTTATGGGGAGATGCAGAAAAGACATTCCTGTTGTCAAAACCATATCTTGATAATATATACAAGACTATTGATGATGTGGAAGAACAAGAAAAGAAAGCACAAGAGATAGTTAATCAACTCAATAATAATCAGCAAAATAAGGCAGTTATCGAATAATCGGTAGCTGCTTTTATTTTATACATTTGCAGCTATGCGGTAAATAGCAGAAGACACAGCAGGAGCGACCTGCGGTAACAAAAGCGTGTGTTTAACGGAGGTAATTATGACAAGAGAAGATGTATTAAAACTTTTTCCAGAAGCAACAGATGAACAGATTACAAATCTTCTTAATCAGAACAATTCAGAAGTTGCAAAGGAAAAAAACAAGGTGAGCCAGTACAAGGCCAAGGCTGATACAGCAGACAGTTTACAGAAACAGCTTGATGAGATACAGGCTGGCAATCTGACGGAACTTGAAAAGGCAAATAAAGCCTTAGATACAGCTAATCAGCAGATAGCCGATTTACAGAAATCTAACGCTATCAGAGACCAGAGGGAAGCAGCTATGACTAATTTTAAGATTACTGCTGAACAGGCAAAGACAGTTGTTAAAGACGATGGGAGCCTTGATTACACCGAACTTGGCAAGATTATGTCCGAAAAAGAAACGGCTGCGGCACAGGCTAAGGAACAGGAGATTGCTAAACATCAGGATATTCCGGGCGGTGGCAGTAATAAAGGTGGTGCAGACAATAAGACAAACGCTGAAAAGATAGCAGAAAGCCTTATATCTAATGCACCTAAGAACAATGACGTTTTATCACATTACATTCAGTAATAACAGGAGGTAAGAAATGGCAAAGGAAATGAATATGCAGTATGAAAAGACTTCATACGCAGGAGATGTTCAGATTTTAAAGAGAGAGCCCAACGAAGCAATCCCATTAACACTTGATTTTTCAACGGTAACAGAAAAGGATGCGAATGGAAAGAAGATTATAAAAGCTGGTACACCTGTAAACAAGTCAGGTGTGGCTGATAATACAGCAACAGCAATCGGAATCTTAAGATTTGATGTAACAGAAGACAGACCACAGGGAGTAGTGCTTAAAAAGGCATATCTTAACACAAAGGTAGCAGAAGCACACTCAGGCGTTACATATGACGCAGTGGTTAAGACAGCTCTTCCAATGATTGTATTTGAATAATAACAGGAGGTAAATAGATGTTAATTAATGAAGTATTAGACAGTAAGTCTATTGCATTATCGGCAACAGAAAACGCTAGCAACCAGATACCTTATCTTGGTTTACAGTGGTTTCCTGAAAGAAAGAAACAGGGGCTTGATTTAAGCTGGATTAAGACACACAAAGGACTTCCGGTTTCACTTGCACCATCTAACTTTGACACAATCCCAACACTTAGAGCTAGAGAGGGATTAAGCAAGGAAAAAACACAAATGGCATTTTTCCGTGAGGGAATGACAGTCGGTGAAGAGGAAATGCTTGAAATTGAGCGTATTCAATCAGCAGACGACCCTTACCTTGCGAGTGCTTTGGCGAGCGTATATGACGATACTAACAACCTTGTAAGCGGTGCAGAAGTTGTGCCAGAGCGTATGAGAATGTCACTTCTTTCTACAAATGCAGGTCATCCGGTAATTGCTATTGTAAGTGATGGCGTTCAGTATGCTTATGATTATGATAAGGATGGCTCATACGCAAAAGACCATTACGCAAAGTTATCTGGCACAAGTATGTGGAGCGATACAGCTAATTCAAAGCCACTTACAGACCTTAACAATGCAAGAAAGAAGTTACAGAAGCAGGGCAAGATTGCCAGATATGTACTTATGAACAGCAATACATTCCAGTATTTGCTTGATAATGCACAGATAAGAAACTCAATCCTTGCACAGAACCTTACAGCAACTATTGAGGTTGACGATGATACTGTTATTTCAGTAGTGCAGAAGAGGACAAAGCTTACCATCGTGCTTTACGATAAGATGTACATTGATGATGATGGTAAGGAACAGTATTTCTATCCAGATAACAAGGTTACACTTCTTCCAGCTGGCAATCTTGGCAGCACTTGGTTCGGCACTACACCAGAAGAAAGAACTGCAAGACAGGTAGCTGATGTTGATGTAACAACATATGGCGTAGGTATTACAGTTGCTACAAAGACAGAGTACGGACCACCTATGAAGATGTCAACATTTGCTTCCGAGGTTGTACTTCCATCATATGAAAATATGGATAGCACATTCGTATATGAGGTTCATAGCGAAGAGTAGGAGGTGCAACTTATGATATATCCATATATAGTGATTCATAACGGAAAATGGTATAACGCAGGCGAAGAGGTTCCCGAAGAGGGGGCTTTTTTAGGTTATAGCAAGACAACCATTAATCGAATGTCTACATCTGATTTGCAGGCTTTTGCCGCAGAACAAGGTATAAGCAACGCAGAAGAACTTACAGGAGCAGAGTTAAAGAAGCTGTTAATTGAGAAATTAGGATTATAGGAGCTGAAATTATGGAATACACCACATTAGAGCAAGTCAAAATCAGACTTAAACAATTTCATATTGATACAGTCACAAACGATGATTATACGACATCTGATGTGGTAGTGTTCGATAACAAAGAAGATAATCCAGTAATCGAACAACTCATTAAACAGGCTGCAGAAGATGTAAAGGCAAAGAGAAATTATCCAGACAGCTACACAGATGAAATGATAACCGAGGACTTGAAGAAATTTGAGAGTGTTATTGTTAATTTGACTGTCTATGACCATTCACAGGCAGGCGAAAACTTTATGTCTGCTTTAAGTGAGGGTGGTGTCAACAGAACTTGGAGAAATAGAGACAGTTTGTTTGTTGGGGTATTTCCTTTTGCTAAGGTTTTATAGAAGATTGTGCGTTACCATTTTGCTGATGTCGGCAATATGGTAGCAGGCGGCACACATTAAGGGTGGTGGGCGGTGTGCCTATTAATTTTGCAGGAGATATAAAATGAAAGAACTTTTATTACAAACTTATACCATAGTATTACCGATATTACTTGGCTATATAGTTTGGCTTCTGAAACAACAGAAAAAGGACAAAAACGCCAATGGTAAAGGTACAATGTTGCTTTTGCGAGTACAGCTTATCGAATATCACGATAAGTATATGAAAATAGGTGAAATTCCATCTTACGCCTATGATAATTTTGTTGAGATGTATAACGCATATCACGCTTTAGGCGGTAATGGGATGATAACTAAGATGTATAACGAAATACAGGAAATTCACTTAAAGAATGGAGGTAAAGATTAAAAATGGATATAACATCAGTATCAACAGTAGTTGCAATAGTTGTAATAACATATCTGATAGGTTTAGGAGCCAAAGCAATTCCACACATTAAGGATAATTACATTCCTATAATCGTAGGCGTTGCAGGCGGTATCTTAGGCGTTGTAGGTATGTATGTAATACCGGACTTTCCGGCAAATGACATTCTTAATGCAATCGCAGTAGGAATTGTGTCCGGATTATCAAGCACAGGCGTTAATCAGATTTATAAGCAGGTAAAGAACAATGCTTGACATTAATAAACAGGCTATGAAGTATTCACTCCAAGGGCAGACAGTAACTATTTATGAAAGAGATGATGACGGCAATATTCTTTATGAGGGTTATACCGACACAGAAGGTAACTTTATTCCTTATCTTGATGATGAGGGGAATAAGATACCCAAAGTTCTTGAAGAAAAAACAGGTTTTTCAGAGCCGGTGGATTTTAAAGCAAACATATCATTCAGCGGTGGAGAAGCACAAAGCAAAGAATATGGCTTTGATACCGCTGATTTTGACGCTATTTTGCTGACAGATAGGAATGCGTTGCCTATTCAAAAAGGCGACCTTATCTGGCTTGATAGCAAGCCTACATACACATCTGACAGTCTTGTTGATGAAACATCAGCGGATTTCACAATTGTAGGCATTAAGCCAGCATTGTATTCAGTTAAGTATATGCTTAAAGCAGTTGTAAAGTAGGTGCATTATGGCAAGACATACAATTAATATATCCTTGTCTGAAAAGTCCGTAAATGAAGCTATCAGACAGCTACAACAGTATAAGAACTGGCTTATCAAAAAAACTTCACAGCTTGTCAAAGAGCTTGCAGAAGTTGGAATACCTGTCATAGACGAAAATATGACAAAAGCTAGTTACACCTATGATGAAAAAGGCGTTCGTAGCGGTTCTGATACAAGCCATCACAGCTATGTTGAGATGAAATCTGTTGGAGAATATGTCGAAGCAAAATTAATTGTAGAGGGCAAAGAACTTATGTTTATAGAGTTCGGAGCTGGTGTTTTTTACAATGGAGCAGCTGGAAGTAGCAAGCACCCAGAGGGCGTTGTTAATGGTATGGTTATAGGCTCATACGGCGAACATCACGGCGCACAAAAAGTGTGGGGTTACTATGACGATGACGGAACCTTAGTTCTTACACACGGCGTAGAAGCACAAATGCCTGTTTATAAGGCTGATATGGAAATCATACAGAAATATGTTGAGGTAGCAAGGAGAGTATTTAGTTAATTTTAACCCATTCTGCTCTATAACCTATTATATCAAGAATTTCTATAACTTCATTATAAGTAAAACTTTCTTTGCGAAAGCGATTACTAAAATTTTGAAAAGAAAGATGTGTTCCGTGCCTACGATTTAATTCAGCATTTACTTGTGACATAGTAAAACCTTGAGATACAATAAGACCTTTTAATTCGTCTTTTAACATAAAATCAACTCCTTTATATTATTTTTAATATATTATCATAATAAAATTAAATTGTAAAGTTTAATAAAACACTTGATAATTATAATATATGGGTTTATAATTAAATTATAAAATTTAATTAGAGGTGATATTATGGGAAAAGCGATTGATTTAACAGGAAGAAGGTATGGCAGATTAATAGCTGTTGAAAAAGTGAAAAAACCAAATGATAAGCACCACGCATACTGGAAATGTAAATGCGATTGTGGAAATTTTATTGTTACAAGAAAAGATTCTCTCGAAAATGGACACGCAAAATCTTGCGGTTGCATAGGTGAAGAGAAAGACTATCATAGTCACGGATACTCGCACGAAAAGTTGTACAAGATTTATCACGGTATGAAATATAGATGCTATAACCCAAATTGCGATTCATATTCATTATATGGTGGCAGAGGTATAAAAGTATGTGACGAATGGTTGGAAAATGTAGTAAATTTTATTAATTGGGCTTATGAAAACGGGTACAATGATAAAAAGACTAAAGCCGAGCAATCCCTTGACCGAATAGATGTTAATGGCAATTATGAGCCGTCTAATTGCAGATGGGCTGATAAAGATGTTCAAAATTATAACAAAAGATGTACAAGAAAGATAGTTATAAACGGAGAAGAAAAAACATTACTTGATTTACATAAAGAATATGAAATATCAATGACTACATTGAGAAGTAGATATCAAAGATATTTAAAAGGTTTATGTACTGTTGACGAATTAATTCAAAATACAAAAATAATAAATAAGCCCCAACAGATAATTATTAGGGTTGGTGAAGAAGAACACAATTTGACAGAATGGGAAAAAATAACAGGCACATCAAGAAAAACCATAATTTATAGATATAGAAAAGGGGCAAGAACATATGAAGAATTATTTAAGAAAGGTCGCTGAAAAGCGACTTTTTCATTTTGCAAGGAGCGATAATCTTTGCATAGCAAGAGAGGTGTTTAGTTAATGGCAAATGCAAACGATTGGGCGATAGACCTTGAAAATACAGTCACAGCACTTGTCAAGGCTAAAACCCTAACGCAACTAAAGAAAACATATCCAAAGATAGCCATAACAAATGAGGGGGAAAACAGCGGTCAAGCAGCATTCCCAACAGTATACATTCATTTACTGCCAGCAGTTGAACAAGGACAAACGCTTGACGGACAGACAATTAACGCATTGTTAGCAACATTTCAAGTAGATGTTACCACTAACACAAGCAAATCCGATTGTCGCAAGGTTATGGCAGTAATTACAGACACATTTAAGACAATGAGATTTCAAGGCACATCAATGCCAGAGTTCTCAATCAGCAATAAAGTACATAAGAGTACCGCTAGATTCAGAAGAATGATAGCGGCAAATGACAGATTAATGTAACAAAGAGCAGAAATGCTCTTATTTTTTTGAAAATTTTTAGGAGGTAAGAAGATATGGCAGATACAGTAGCAGGATTAAGCGCACTGGGAATCACGTTTAGTTATGGTGTTGAAACTACAGCAGGCACTAAACCAACAGCGTTTAAACTTCTTCATAGAATCAATTCTATTGATGAGATTACAGTAACCCCAGAGGCTATAGATGCATCAGCACTTGAAGATTTACAGACAAGAAACATTGCAGGTAGAGATACAGTTACAGATACAGTTGCGGTAACAGTTAATAAGACAGAAGCTACAATCAAAGAGTGGAAAGACCTTATTACAGAATATAAGGCTTTAACTGATGGAAAGAGAATGTGGTTTCAAGAGATTACTCCGGGTATATCAGATGCGGAGTTCTTTGTTGCACAGCCGCCTTCAAAGTTACCAATTACGGGCAAGGAGCAAAATTCACTTCTTACAATGGCTATCAATCTTATTATTGAGGATATGGTAGGAACAGATACAGCAGTAACCCCAACATCGGGGGAATGATAAGCCAATCGACTAAATCAAAGGCTGTGTCGATTGGCGGCACAAACGCCAAAACAGCCGACTACACATCATATCTTGATGATGCAACAGAATAATTATTTTAAAAGGTAGGTGCGGTGTAAAATCCGCACCTTTCCCTATATGGACGATAGGGTGGGAAAGGGTAAAAATTATGATGAATATTAATGTAAATGGAAAAGAATACAAAGTTGAGTTTAGCTTCGGTGCAGCAGAATGCAAGGAAATTGTGCAGAAAATGTTTTCTGTCGTTAATGGTTCTTACTTACTTGCACAGACAGATAAGAGTGTTGCACAGGCTTCCTTTGATGGATTGGCAAATATGACAGCAGATGTGCCAGAGATTTGCATTTTAGCCATTTATGCAGGCTGTATTGACAATAACCCAGTAACTATGGATGAAGCAAAGGAACTCACTAGAGCATATATTACAGAGAAGAGAAAGACAGATAAGAGTTATGGATATAGAACATTGTTTGAAGAAATCAAGAAAGCGATGGAAGATGATGGTTTTTTCGAGCTGTCGGGAATAACAGCGATGTTAGAGGAAATGGCGAACAATGTGGAAGAAGCGACACAGGAGCAGAAGAAGCCGACAGTAGTTCCACAAGACCACAAGAAAAAGCAGACTTCCACAAAATAATCTGGGAAGAATACTTTGTCTTAGCCAGTTCACTAGGCGTTAGTTATTCAGACTTTCTTAAAATGACACCTAAAAAGCTATGGGCTGTTGTAGAGGGTAAGAAACTTGAAAGGCAACGAATGGATTCAGATATATGGCTTGCGATAGGTAGTTACATACTCCCAGCAATCAAGATAGGTGTTAGAAGTGGTGCTTGGGGTAAAGGCGAGCTTGAATACCCAGACAAGCCTATTTATAGAGATATTAACAAAAAAGAGAACAGCAAAGATGAAATACAAAGAAAGAGAGAAGAGTTTGTTTTGAATATGAAAATACGAAAAGCAAACTGGGATTTAACACACCCTAAATAAGCCGGAGGTATAAGCGTGGAATTAGATTCATTAGAAGTCAAAATTACCGGTACTGCCACTAAAGCTATCAATTCTGTTGATAAACTGATAAATCAGCTTACAAGGCTGTCAACATCACTTGCGACTGTAAATGGTTCATCATTAAGCGGTCTTGCGAGTGGTGTTAATCAGTTAGGTTCTGCTATGCAGAATATGAACGCAGGAACAGCAGATTTTACCCGACTTGCTAAGAACATCACAAAGATAGGTTCTGTTGATTCGGTTGCACTAACTAACACAGCTACATCACTTCAAGCTGTCACAAAGGCAGTTGCAAGCATATCAGCTATTCCGCAAAATGCAACACAGGTCACAGAATTTGCAAAGTCACTTGGTAAGCTAGGCAGTAAGAGTATAGAAAATGCCGTTGTAAACATTCCAAAGCTAGGCAATGCTTTAAATGGCTTAATGACAACGCTATCAAGAGCACCAACAGTAAGTCAGAATGTTATTCAAATGACTAACGCATTGGCTAATCTTGCTAGTCAAGGTAGCAAGGTGGGTACTTCTTCAAACTCACTTCAAAAGTCACTGTATGGCGTTTCTACGAGCGTCAGGACAGCGACTAAGAGCAGTTGGAACTTGGCAAGTGCAATAGGTAAGTTTTATGCCACTTATTTTATGGTAATTCGTGGCAGTAAGAAACTTATAGAAGCCATCAAGTCAACAACAGATTACATTGAAGCGTTCAACTATCAAGCGGTTGCGTTTGGTAAGATTGGTTCAGAGTGGGATAAAGATTACGAAAAGTACGGATACGATAACGCAACAGCCTATGCAGAAAGTTTTCAAAGCAGAGTAAATGATACTCTTGGAAAGCTATCTGGTTTAAAAGTTAATGTTCAAGGTGGTTTGCTTGAAGAAAGTGGAGCAAAGAACTTAGGACTTAACATACAAGAGATAACACAGTATGCTTCACAGTTAGCTTCTGTCACTAACTCACTAGGACAGACGGGTGAAGCAACAACAGCAATAACAAAGTCAATGACAATGCTTGCAGGCGATATAAGCTCACTTTTTAATGTGGACTATTCAACAGTAGCACAGAACTTACAAAGCGGCTTAATCGGGCAATCAAGGGCATTATATAAGTATGGTATTGATATTACCAATGCTACATTAGCGACATATGCTTATAACTTAGGCATTTCTAAGTCTGTATCAGAAATGACACAAATGGAAAAACAGCAGTTAAGAGTGTTAGCAATATTAGACCAATCAAAAGTATCTTGGGGTGATTTAGCTAATACGATTAACAGTCCAAGCAATATGTTACGCCAGTTCAGTAACAATATGAAAGAGGTAGGAATGGTAGCAGGACAGCTATTTATTCCAATTCTTTCAAAGGTTATGCCAATAGTAAACGGAGTAGCTATTGCAATCAAAAGATTATTAGTTGGTCTTGCTTCTTTAATGGGCGTTAAGATTGACTTTGAAAGCTTTGGTCAAAGCGGCTATAAAGACACATCAGACGGCTTAGAAGATATTTCAGACGGCTACAAAGATGTAGCTGATTCAGCTAAGAAAGCTACATTATCTCTTATGGGATTTGATGAAATTAATAAATTGCAGGACGATACAAGCTCAAGCAAGGGTTCAAGTGGTGGTGGCGGTGGTAGCACTATTGATTTGACAGACGATATTGCTAAGGCGGCGGCAGAATATGAAGCGGCGTGGAATAAGGCGTTTGCCAATATGGAAAATTCGGCAGTTGCTTGGGCAGACAGAATAGAGAAAGCACTCGAGCCTGTTAAACAGATTTTTAAAGATTTTGCAGTTGGTGATTTCTTTAAGGCGGGTCAAGATACATCTAACCTAGTGGCAGGAATACTTAACTGGTTTGCAGATGCCATTGATAAAGTCCCTTGGTTTAAAATCGGTCAGAAAATGGGTGATTTCCTTGCAGGCATTAATTGGACTAAGGTGTTTAAATCGGCGGCTAAAGTGCTTGTACAAGGCTTAAAAGCGGCTATTGAATTATACCTAGGTATGCTATCTAAAGCACCTATAGAAACACTTCTTATATCGCTTGTGGCAGTTCCTAAAGTGCTTAAGGCGATAGGCGGTACAAATGTAATAAAAAGCATAACTAAAACGTACAATAAGCTTAATTCTCTAAGTAAAGCAACAGAAGATGTAGTGTTAGCAACAAAGTTATCCAAAATGGGATATGATGAAACGGCGGCTACACTTCTTTCTTTCCACCCTAAACTTGCAAAGGTTACAACAAGTTTTAAGGACTTTAGAAACGTAGTTAAGGATAAAGGGCTGTTCACAGCTTTAAATGGTGGAATAGCTACTGCCAGAGATAATATGACACTATTCCAAAAAGCATTACTTGGCGGTGTATCAGCTTTTGGAGAATTTAAACTTATTGAAAGCGGCTTTTATGATATAGCCAAAGGAAGTGACAACCTTGTAGCTTCAATAGCTAAGATAGCAGGTGGCGCGGCTATCGGTGCGGCAGGATTATACACAGCTTTCGGACCGACAGGATTGGCTATGGCGGCAGTTGTGGGAATTACAGGTGCAATCAAAGGCTTTATTAAAGTTCAAGAAGAAATACCAGATTACTTGTCTGGATATGAGAGCGTAAGAAAAGAAGTTAGCAAGACTACAAGCGAAATAGAAAAGTCTGTAGCTTCAATAGAGGAAACGTGGAAAAATAATTCCTCTGTTGATGAAATAGAAGCATTAAAGACAAAATATTTTGAATTAGCAGACCAAACTAACCTAACAACAGAACAGCAAGAATTACTTAAGGATATAGCAGGTAAACTTGTTGATAAAGTACCAGAATTATCGAAAGCTATAGATACTAACACAGGATATTATTCTGGAAATAGGCAAGAAATAGAAAAACTTATAGAAGATAAAGAAAAAGAATACAAATTAGAAGCTTTAAGAGAAGAATACATTGAATTAGCAAAAGAGGAATACAAAGCTAAGAAGAACCTAAGAGAAATGGAAGATGTACTTGCGGACAGCAAAGGTAGACTTAACGAAAAGCAACAAGAATATAACGAACTCACTCACAATGGCGCATTATCTGTGTTAGAAATGACACCACAAGAGGCAGACGCGGTTGCAGGACTGCAAGTAGAAATAAGGCAACTTAACGGCGAAGTAAAAAAGAACCAGACGGAAGTTGATAACGCTAGAAACGTAGCGGATAGAGCAACAAATGATATGCGTTATTGCTATGAAGCATTGGGAGATACCGCACAAGAAGTTGCAGAAAAGACACGACAAGAAGTTAGCAACACAGCCAACACAGCTAAGTCAGAATTTGAAACAGCTAAAAATGAGATTAACAGCAAGATAAATGCGATAGGCACGAACACAGAAAATGTATTCTCACGTATGGGAAGTGTTGGTGCTAATGCAGGTTCATCATTAACAAACAATTTTGCTAATAATATTGATGATATACCATATAGAGCTAGAAGCGCATTTAACGCTATTATAGATAGAGTTAATGCAGGTGATATAGGCTATGATACTGGTACAGAACTTATGAACTCATTGGCAGATACCATTGATAATAATTCTTGGAGAATTCGCAGAGCTTTAAGCAACTCATTTGAAAGTAATTTTAGCGGTGAAATACTTGATAGTGAGGGAAATGTATCAAGAAGTGCATTTCAGATAAGAATACCTAGAGCATATGCGACAGGTGGTTTCCCAGAGGACGGACTTTTCTTTGCTAACCATAATGAAATGGTTGGTAAATTCAGCAATGGCAAGACGGCAGTTGCAAACAACGACCAGATAACACAAGGTATTAAGCAAGCTGTTATTGAGGGTATGTCAGAAGTATTTGCTAATGCGAATATAGGACAACAAAACGGAAACATTGTTGTGCAGATTGACGGACAGGAAGTGTTTAGGACAACACAGAGATATGCCAATCAATACACCAATATGACAGGACAAGCGGCTTTTCCATATTAATTGACAAATAAATAATAAAAGAATATATTTAAAGTACTAAAGATAAGGGGGAATGTATATGTTAAAAAAAGGCTTATATAAAATGCTGGAAGTATTAGGAATAAAGAAAAAACAGCAACCACAAATTCAACGCCCACTAAATCCTAACTTTAAAGGAGTGTACAGAGCGACAGAAAACGGCTTAGTTGAAGTATATTGTCCAAGATGTAGCAGTTGGGACTGCTCTCACACACAGATTACAACAACTGTACCACAGAAAACTAAGACAAGATATACCGTTAATTTGAATCCGTTTAGGCCGTTTACGCTGGTTAATAAGAAAGAAAAAATTAAGCAACAAGGCAGAACTTATTCACAGCATAGATTTATGTGTAAAAGATGTGGATTGATTTTTTGGTAATATATAATTTTAATTACATTAGATTTTTAATAAAAGGAATGTACCAAGATGAATGAAAAAGATAACAAAAAGAAGCCACAGGAGATAGTGGTTGCAGTATTGGCAGGAATAGTATTTGTTACAGCGTTATTTATTATTAATAATATAACTGAAAGTGATAATAATATCGTAGCAAACACACAAGCTAAAACACAATCAACAGAAGTTGCCACTAAAGATATGCTTGACAATGGTATGTCTTATCTTGATGAAGATAAATATAAATTTGTATGTGAACAAATGGATTACAACCACATTATGTTTACGAATGAGGATTTAACTGACAAATATGCAAGAATAGATATAATGCTTACTAATCGCTATACGTTATCCTCAAAGGATATGGAAGATGAGAGTATAAGCAAAGTTGTTAATGCTTACAACTTGCAGGCAGGATTTTTTACAGGTGTCGTTAAGAATAAGAGCGAATACGGCAAAGAAAAAATATACATATATTTTTCAAAAGATTTTAATTTAAAAAGCGGAAACTATAAAGCTGGCGATAAAATAACTGCATATGGCTTGATTGTTAATTGCAAAAACAATGGAGCTGGCAGTTATAACAGTATTAGCTTTATACCACGTTTTATAGAAAAATAATCCCTTAATGGAGCGTATCTTTTCGGTGCGTTCCATTTTTTATTGAAAAGTGCTTGACAATTATTGCAAGGGCAGTTATTATAATAACATAAATATTGCAAGGGCAATAATTGAAAGGAGTGATTATTATTAGTCCAGCAGGAAGACCACATAAGGAAAACCCTAGAAATGTTAATCTTAATATCAGAATAACAAAAGATGAAGCTAATCGTATTCAGAAATGTGCTGATGAATTGAAATTAACAAGAACCGACACCATTATGAAAGGTATAGGGTTAGTAGAAAAAGAACTTAAAGACAACAAAAAAGAGTAGCAACAAGTCAGTCAAAACTTATAGTTACTACTCAATCAAAACATTCCAAAGGAATATAGTTATATTACTACGTTCCTTTGGGAAAATCAATATTTTTTTGGAGGAAAACAGATGGAAAAACAATTAAAAGACGAAATAAATAAAGCATTAGAAAATATTGAGGATATATGGATATTACATCAAATATATCGTTTTGCTGTTAATATGTCGAAAGATGATTTAAGTAAATAAGTTGTTTTATAAAAAAGAGGGGAGCATAAAAAGACACCAGTTGACAATATTCATAAAATATATTATCTTGGTATATGCTAAAATTAATAGAACGAACGAGACACAGCGCATACGAAAGATAAATTTTCAAGAATAGTCTTTTGTGTGCGCTTTTAACATACCAATGAAATATAAAATAAAAATATTTTGGAGGTATCTATGCTAGTAGAAACAAGGAAAATAAGCAAAGGCAAAGAAGTAACAGTTGTAACAAGCCTTGATGTAGCAGAAACTTTTGGGAAAAGACATTCGGATGTACTTAGGGATATAGAAAATCTTGAATGTAGTCCAGAGTTTAGAGAACGCAATTTTGCGTTCTCTAAATATTCCGTTGAGAACAATAAAAAAACATATCCAATGGTATATATGACAAGAGATGGTTTTACCATTCTTGCTATGGGTTATACTGGCGAGAAAGTTATGAAATTTAAAGAAGCCTATATTAACCAATTTAATCAAATGGAAGAACTTCTCAAAGGCAAGCTGATAGAGAGAGAAAAAGGCATAGCAGTTAGGCAGTCACTTACTAAAGCTATTCAGCAGTCAAGCGAAAATGAGAGAATGCACGGACACGCATATTCGACTTATACTGACATTGTATATAGGACTGTATTCGGAAAGACAGCAAAACAGTTAAGAGAAGAATGTGGGATTGATAAAAAGGCTAATTTGCGTGATTATTTCACAGCAGAAGAACTTGAAAAGGTACAATCAATAGAAATGATTATCAGTGGACTTGTTAATTGCGGTTGGGGATATAACGAGATAAAAGAGTTTATAACTAACCCAGCAAGGAAACTGATAGCAGCATAGCGTACCCACAAGTGGGTACGAAAAAATTCCCAAGAAGTCGGGAAAGTTTTTGCAGGAAGTTGCAAAATATTCCCCATAAAGCTGGGGGAAGTATTTGTATAGTTGTTGCAACGCTTTTCTCCACTTGTGGAGAAAGACATTAAATCAGTAGCGCCGCAATCTTGGCTCTACTAGAATAAAAAAATCAGAACAAGTTGGGTAGACCTGTTCTGATTAGCACATATGAGTACATATAACTTGCTCACGTCAATAATAACAAATAAATAGCAAAATGAAAAGGACATTTCACTTAATTGTGAGGTGTCCTTTTTATGTGCTTAGAAAGTGAGGTTTTACTATGAATTTTATACAATACATAAAGCAAGCGTGGAAAGCTGGCACTAGCGGCGGCACTCCAATAAGCCCAGACAGACTTAACCATATGGAAGACGGAATTAAGAATAATAACGATATGATAAGTGAACTAAACAGCAATATAGCTAATAGTGACATTGAGGGAATATTTAATTACCTAGGTCTTGAATTAATCATATACCACAAATTGGGCATATGTTACCTGCATTCCAGCGGCAGATTAACTCAAGCATTTCCAAAAGAATGGACCACAATTGGTGAAATAAGCAATATAAATTACAAAGGTTATGGACACTTAGCCGCTAATACTAGTGGAAAAATAATAAAATTTGCATATATAAATGGAACTCTAAGTGCATATGCACCAAGTTCAACAAATGCGATTGAATATGTACAAGACAGTTGCGTACTTATCTGAATTAACTATTTACCAATTTTTAATTATTAAACTTTAGGGTAATCAGAAAAAAATAAATTATAAAGCTGTACACAATAAAATTTCCACATAGCCATTAAAGTATGTGTTACTACCTGCCCACCCACCAACTTGGCATATATGTCCATCTGATATACCAACCATTGTGTAAGTAATACCAGCATTTCTTCCTAAGTGTTGCCCACATATACCTATTGCTTTATAGCCGGTAGGTAGCGTGAATTCCTTTTCTATTAGGAACGGCTTGTTAGCTTCAATTACTGCATTATCGTAACTAACCTTGATTACTTTAAATAAATTATAAGAATTGCTGTTTAGCTTGCTTATCATATCGTTATTATTCTTAATTCCGTCTTCCATATGGTTAAGTCTGTCTGGGCTTATTGAAGTAAATATATAGAAAAGAGGCGATTGAATGATAAGTGCTGTAATTATCGAGGGAGTAACATTCCCAGTAGCATATAACGGCTACACATACAGCAGAAATAAGATATGGTCTAAGAACACAGGAAGAAATGACTATGGAGAAATGGTAGGCACAATCGTGGCTATTAAAGACAAAGTAGAACTGCAATTACCGCCATTAACAGGTGAACAGGCGTTGTTGCTTGACAATGTGGTTAGTGATGAAAATAACCCATTCCCAACAGCACAAGTCTTATTCTTAGGTGGCACACAAAAGGAAATGACAATATACACAGGAGATGTGACATATCCGTATCTCACAAGAGCAAAGAATGAGGATGGATTAATAGTCGGAGCAAAATTAAGTTTAATTCAGAAATAAGGAGATTAACTATGAAAATAACAGGAAATGAAGTTTTAGCACATTATGAAGCACTTGCAAGTGTAGCACAGCTTAAAATGGGTGGCAGATTAGCAGTTGCCATTATGTCTAACATTAAGATGTTAGAGTCACACTTTAAGGCAGTCGTGGAAACGATAGAAAAGATACGCAAGGAAAATAAAGATAACAACGATAAGATAAAATCAGAACTTGAAGAACTAGGAGAACAGGAAATAGAAGTGTCTGAATACACAAAAGTTGATATAAGCGCATTTGATAGTTGTGAAGCCATTGAGCCAGCTAACATTATCGCACTTAGCTTTATGATTAACGATTAATCAGCAGAAAGGAGCAATCCAATAAATGAAAAATATTAATTGGGGTGCGGATTTCAATTTGCTGTATGCAAGATATTACAGCAAATATTTAGTTGACGGAAAAGAATACAATCAGACACTTAATGAGTTTAAGTACAGCAACATAATCAATCCGAACAATAGCATTTCCATAGGTAACACTTGCAGTAGTAGTGTTACCTTTTCTATTTATAATCCAGAAATCACGCTTGAAAATAAGGATATAACTATTTTTGAGGGCGTTAAGGGCGATAGCGGCATTGAGTATGTACAGATAGGCATATTTACTGTAACTAAAGAAGAAAGCAATGGCGAATACACTAAGTACACAGCTTATGACAAGATGTACAAAGCTGAAAAAGGTTATTTTACTAAATTAACTTATCCTAGTACGGACAAGGCTATTTTAGAGGACATCTGTACAAAGTTAGGCATACAGTTAGCAACTAGCATAACAAACACACATACAATTACAGATAAGCCACAAGGTTATACAATGCGTGAAATGATTGGTTATATGGCTATGCTACAAGGTGGAAATGCGGCTATTAATTCTGACGGAAACCTTGAAATTAAATGGTATAAGGATAGCGGCTACGTGCTTGACGGACATCAATACTATCAGCAAGGTGTTACATTTACCACTAGCAAGGATTTTACTATAAGAAAACTGACTTGCAACAATACAAAGTCTGGTGACAGCAAAACAAGTGAGATAACCGCTGGTGACGGAACGACAGGACTTAGCTTTGCTAATCCATTTATGACACAAGAAAACTTAAATGAGGTCTACAACAAGATAGGTGGCTTTCAGTTCAGACCGCTTACAGTTAAGTTTTTAGGTGATTGGCGATTAGAGGCAGGCGACATTATTACTGTTAATAAGGGTGGTGTTGATTACAAAGTACCTATTATGCAGATTCAGCACGAATGTGACGGCGGCTTAATGGATACTGCTACATCTATCGGACAATCTGACACAGAAAACAGCAATATCGCTAGTGGTCCGATAACAAAGCAAATGGAACGATACTACGCTGATTTAGTCTTAATCAACAAGGCAGTTATTGAAAATGCTGATATAACTAATGCCAATGTTGAGAATTTAAAGGCACATCAAGCGTATATCGACCAATTAAAGACTAACAAGATTGAAGCTGTCACGGCGGAAATTGTTAATTTGACAGCAAGTAAAGCTACGATTAATGAAGCTAATATTGCTAAGTTACAAGCAGATTATGCACAGATAGGTGTATTAAACGCAGACGTAGCAGACATTAAGACTTTAATGTTTGGTTCTGCGACAGGTAAAAGCTTAACAACAGAATTCGCTAATGCAGTTGTAAGTGTTATCGGCAATGCACAGATTAAGGATGCTATGATTGACAGCATAGCTGCAAGCAAAATTACAGCACTTGACCTTAACACTACTAAATTTAAGGTTCATAGTGAAAATGGAATGTCTTATTGGCAAGACAATACAATTATCATCAAAGATACTGACAGAATAAGAGTTCAAATAGGTAAAGACGCTAATTCGGACTACAATATGTACGTCTGGGATAAAGCTGGCAATCTTATGTTTGATGCCTTAGGACTTACCGAAAAAGGTGTTACAAGGAAAGTTGTTCGTGATGATGTTGTTAAAGATGACGCTAATATCAATGCAAGCAAGCTAGATATTGAAACACTATTTAATGTTATCAATAACGATAACACACATACACTTAAGAGTAACAAGATTTACCTTGATAACGAAAAACAGACACTTAATGTCATTATGCAAGCTATAACAAGTGGTGCTGGCAAAGATTATACGCAATGGGGCGGTATGATGAAAGTTGCTAGTGATTTTATCACTAACAAACTATGGTGGACTGAAAATGTTGACAACGAAAGCATTAAGACTAAGTTTTCTACTGTTAATCAGAAGTTAGATAGCTACGAAATTACGTTATCTGACTTATACCAACAAACGAACGATAATTTTATGGTGTATGCAGTTACAGAAACACCTACAAAAGATAATTATCCAGCCGTTGACTGGTTCATACCCATATATCCGTCAGATGATTTATTTCCAAGTGATAATCTTACTTGGACTTACAGCAATGATGAATATGCTAAACATCACGGAGCGATAACATACAACGAAACAGCTCAAAAAACTTGGCGTTGGGCTAAAGATGATAAAGGTAATTGGGGTTGGAAAGAGGTATCTAACACACAATTAGCTTATATGCTTAATCAAAACGCTAGCTTTAAAATGAACTTAGATAGTATATCTACATCATTGTTAAGTGTGCAGCAGAATTTAAAAGATAACTACAGTACAACCACAGTTATGAAGAATGCTATAACGCAGGCTGTAAAAGCAGAAAGCAATAGCATTAAACTTGAAGTGTCTAATGCTTATGCTACAAAGGATAGCTTAAGTAGCTACAGCACAACAACGCAGATGAATGCGGCTATAAGCACAGCAATAAGTAAAGAAAGTTCAGCGATTAAGTTAGAAGTAGCAGGAGCATATGCCACAAAAGATAGCCTTAAAAATTACGCTACAACAGCAAGTCTTAGTGCTTATATCAAGAAAGACCCAAAAAGTGGCGAACTTAAATCCGCAATTGAAGCAATTGCAGATGATATAACGCTTAAGGCTAAGGGGGCTATTAATATTAGCGGTAACAAGAGCGTTAACATTAGTGGTAACGCATTTACTTTAACATCAACTAATACAATTATAAGTGCAACGGGGACAATTACCTGTAGTGATATAATCGGGACCGGGGGTCGCATTGGCAATTGGGATATTACTGATGGAAGCTTAAAAAATGATTACTTAGCACCAGACGGATACTTAAGAAGAACTTACATTCAAAGTTCAAAAAATATTGGTGATTGGATTTTTTCTGTTCAGAAAGGAGCCGTACAAGGAACTTCGCCAAGCACACTAAACTCCCTGTGGCACGTTACTAACGATGGCGAAATGCAGTTCAATGTTGAGAGTGGTAAAGGTATTAAAATGTATGGTTCGGCAGGATTAGAGTTAGAAGTGTTAAGAGACCGCATCGAATTATATTACCAGCCTTACATCAATGGAGAACCGCAAGCTTGGACGAAAATTGAAAAAGGAAAAATTTCTATAGACTCAAAAGGTTGGAATTCTTTTGGTGACTGTGCTCTATCTGTAGTTAACAGCTCAATAAAGACTACAGCATTGTATATAATGCATCAAACAGAAGATGGGTCATACTATCAAAGAGGATGTGTAATTAATAGAAATCCTTTTTCTGGTGATATTATGTTTGATTGGGATGGACGTTATCTTCGCGGATATATAGGGGATAATGTTGTTATCACTTGGGACAACGAAAATAAAAATTGGATATAAGATTAGGAGGTAAAACACAATGTTAGACATCAACTCATCAATTCAGAAGAACGGAACATTATCCGTTCAAAACTCGGACGGAACACTTAAACAGGTAGCTTATCTGTCAGCTACAATCAGCGAAAGCGGCACAGTCAGTATGTCAGCTAGCTTCAATGATTTTGCGGCATACTTGGCGAATGATATAGCACTAGACAGTGAGCTTAAGAGCTTCCTTGATGGTGTTAAAAACACATACAAGGCAACATACAGCACAGAAGATAACACAGTTGGTTCAGATGTAACAGGAACAGTAGAAAGTGAGGTATTTTAATTATGATTAAATGTGGAGATTTTTCAGCGTGGAATGGTGTAGTTGACTGGAACAGAGTTAAGGCGGCAGGACTTACTCACGCTATTCTTAAGGTTATCAGACGTGATTTTGACCCAGATAAGCAGTTTGAAAACAACTGGAAAGGCTGTCAGTTAGCAGGTGTGCATATCTGCGGTGTATACAATTATGTTTACACACCGACAGTAGAAGAAGCGGTTGTAGCGGCTAAAAGAGTATTAGAGGTACTTGACGGACGTAAGGTAACAGTTTGGATGGACGTTGAAGATACTTGTATGCGAAACTTAGGTTCAGAGCTTATTGATATTATCAAGGCTTACAAAGAGGTTATTGAGGGTGCAGGATATGACTTTGGCGTATATACTGGCTTATCATTCTATGGTAGTTACATCAAGCCCTATACAGACCCTAGCGACTTAGATTGTCCGTTCTGGATAGCACGTTACTACTTAGGCTATGATGAAATGCAACTCAATGATGAAACTGACGCAGATAAAACACCTAACATTGACCATTACCTTGCAGGCTGGCAGTATACATCAAGCGGTGTTGTAGATGGAGTAGACGGAGTTTGTGACTTATCAGAATTCTATGGTTTCCATAATGATGAAGATAACACAGAAGATAACAGCGAAGAAGATAACACAGAGGATAGCACAGATGAACACGTATATGCTACATATGCCGCTTATACAGATAGGTGGTGGGGCGAAGTAGAGGACAGAGAAGATTGGGCTGGCGCAGGCGACAATAAAGCTATCACAGCACTTATTATCAAGGTTAGCAGAGGTTCAGTTAAGTACAGAGTTCACTTAAAGGGCGGTGATTGGCTTCCTTACGTTACTGGCTTTGATTATGATGATTTTGAGAATGGCTTTGCAGGTGACCAGCGTACACCGATAGATGCTGTAGAAATCATCTACTATACACCAGAGGGTGAGCCTTGGAAGTATGCTAAGTATATGGTATCTGTATTCAACAACCGCAACTTCTATCCAGAGCAGGTAGATGATGAAACATCGAATGGAATGGACGGATATGCAGGCGTTATGGGTAATGCAATTGACAAGTTTCAGTTAGTTGTCGAATAGTGTCAGAATAACACGACCGAAAGTATTTGAAATATACTAACGATAAATGTATAATAAACTTGTCTTTGAGAAAAGACCCTTAAACATTTTCAAGTTCTGGCAGGCGATATTGTTTGATTGGCGTTGGCAATATCGCCGCTACACTTGACACGATAGAACGTGTGTTCTATAATAATCGTATCGCTATCAAACGTGCAAGGGCAAGAGAGGGGAGTGCAGGTTTATGAGTAATGAGGAATACAGGCGAATAATAATAGAAACAGTCAATAACTGTAATAATAAAAGATTTTTAAAGTTTTTATATGAATTAATTATATCATTCAAAAAGAAATGGGGCATTTAATGCCCCTCTTTCTCATACCAATAGGCTATATTGTCAAATATAGTTTGTTGATGTTCTTTATTAAGTTTCATTAACTTCTTAACACTATCCAACATTTTCTTATCTGACATCAAGTCGGGAATAATATCAGCATTATCAGTAGATAAATTATCTTCCCATCCCATTAAATATGATGGAGAAATATCAAGAATCTGTGCAGCAATCTGAATTTTATCACTTGGTATGTTTGTTACGGCATTGTTTTCATACTTATATAATGTCTGTTTAGAAACGCCCATCTTTTTAGCCAACTCTACTTGTGACATATTGTTAAGCTCTCTTTGTTCCTTAATCCTATCTCCAACAGTTTTAATCATTAGTGTTTCCTCCTTTCCTATCGGTAACTTGATTATAGCACAAAAAAGTTACAAGTCAAGAAAAAAATAACTTGACAAGTTACTTTTGTGGTGTATAATAAGAGTAACTTCAAAAGTTACGAAGTTGGAAAGGAGATGAGAAGATGGTTGATACAAATAAGCTTCGTGGGATTATTGCTGAAAACGGAAAAACGCAGACAGAAGTTGCACAAATGATAGGTGTAACACCCAAGACTTTCTATTTACGAATGCACAAGGGAGTTTTTGGCAGTAACGAAATTCAGATTATGATTGATAATTTGAATATTGAAAATCCTATGGAGATTTTTTTTGCAAAGAAAGTAACTTCATAAGTTACTGGAAAGGAGTAAGAATGGCAAGCTTTATTGATGAAGTAGAGAAAAGTTATCTTAATAGTCTTAAAGACAACTTATGCAAAACCTGTGAGGGAGCTGTATTTATGGAGAAATACTTTTCTTCAAGGTCTGCTATCTCTGAATTAGAGAATAAAGTTTTATCAGAACTCAAAGATAGCAAACTAACAGTTGCGGAAATGATTGGTTTTTTAGAATATATGAAACAATCTATTAAAAACCACTCATTTCTTCCCCAAGAGAAAGAACACTGATACAGCACTCTTTATCAAAAGCAATGTTGCCCTCTGGTATTTCCTTAGCAGTCTTGAGTATGGATAATACTTTGTCAGAGTGAGGATATTCAAGACCGCAGTTAGGGCAAACAATCTTGCTAGTAGATATATCTTCGTTAACAGTATATCTGCTATAACAAGTGCAAGTTATTTGAAATTTTAGAAGCATATTTACACCACCTTTCTTTATTTAGTAAAGGAATTATAACATAAAAAGGAGATAATAATAACAATGAATGAAATTCAAATTAATTTATTAAAAGATTACATACTTGAGGATTTAGAGAAAACAAGAAAAAGCGACATATCTGCAAAAGAAAAAGCAGAATTGGAAATTTCAGCTTTAAGAGCACTTGTAGAGTTAGAAAACAGTCCAGTAGCCGCAAAAATTGACAAGGTTTATGAAAATTTCACGGCACAGAAAAACGAAGTGGATATTAATAAAAATTTTTATGATAAGGTTGCTGAATATTGCGGCGAAAGAAAAATGCCAATATCAGCATTTGAAAAAATGTGTAGCATTGGTAATGGAACGTGTGGTCGTTGGAGAGATAGTATGTCTTCACCAACATTAACTACTATACAGAAGATTGCAGAAGCAACAAAAATTCCGATTGAAAATTGGGTCAGATAAGAAAGGGTACATTTATGGAGTTACAGATTTTTAGCAATTCAGAGTTTGGAGAAATCCGAACCATTACTAAAGATAATGAGCCTATGTTTTGTCTGGCTGATGTATGCAAGGCGTTGGAACTTACACAGCCATCAAAGGTTAAGGAAAGACTAAACTCAAAGGGTGTGAATATTATTCCTACCCTTACAAAAGGCGGAGAACAGAAGCTTTTGTATATCAATGAGAGTAACCTTTACAAGACAATCTTTCAGAGCCGCAAAGAAAGTGCAGAGAGATTTACAGACTGGGTAACAGGAGAAGTGCTTCCGTCAATCAGAAAGACGGGCAGTTATGGTATGCCAAAGACAACAGGCGGTCAGATACAGCTTTTAGCACAGGGCTATACAGAACTTGAACAGGCTGTTAACTCTATCAAAGAAGATATGACAGAGCTTAAGGATAACACACCTCTTTACGGCTGTGAGATTGATGAGGTCAAACAGCACGTTAATAGAAAGGGCGTAATTGTACTTGGTGGCAAGGATAGCGAAGCTTATAAGAACGGCAGTATTCGCAGTTCGGTATATTCTGACATATATAAGCAGTTAAAGCGTGAGTTTGGCTGTGTAACAACATATAAGAGCATAAGAAGAAAGTACATTGATAATGTACACAAGTTTATAGATGATTATGCGTTGCCTATGGCACTTGCTGAACAGGTAAAAGAAGCTAATGCACAGATAAGTATGAGTTTTTAAGAAAGGAGCAAGAGTTGGAAAGACTGATTAAAGAATTAATCGCAGTTGAGAAAAAGAGAAATTCCTTGCTTGCGGAACTGAATAAGATTTTAAAGAAACTGGTAAGTAAGGAAGACGAGTGCAGTAGAGATAAGCACAGCGAGTACGATGATAGATTTACTTTTTAGTAATATCACAATTTTTAAGATAAGGAGAAGTTTATGGAAGATATACAGGTAACACCACAGTATAGCATATCAGCAGAAGAACTGATTGCGGAAAGAAACAATTTAGAAGTCTCTATTGCAGCATACAAGAAAGCTAAGAGAGACAGCAAGATAGCTGAATATTTATGGATGTTATCAGCAATATTATTTATTGTGTCAATGATATTTCAGCTCATTAATTAGAAAGGAGTTTTAGCAGATTGATATTTATTATTTCTGAAAAAGGCGAGCAGATTAATGAGGCAGAAAAGCTTGAAATCCTGGCACATATTGGCAGAAGAACAAGTTACCTCTTAGGAAGAAATAAACATTGTGAGCCATTAAGGAGCATAGTTACAAGAGATATTTTAGGGCAGTTAAAGCACGAATACGGGTGTGGTTTGAGTGAACTTAAAAAGAAGTACATAGCAGACACTCACGATTTTATCGACTGCTACGAACTGCCTACAATAATGAAAGAGAGATATAAGCTATGATACAGGGATTTATGCTAGGAACGATATTCGGGATGTTTTTAGAACTGGCTTGTATCGTTCTGACAATGGCAAGGGCAAAGAGAAAAGAAAGGATTGAACAATATGAAACAGGTAAACGAGAAAGTAATAACAGTACAGGATTGCATTGATATGTACGAGAAGAAAGATATGGTGACAGTTATAGACGGCGGCAAAGTCGTAGGATTCGTTAAGAGAGGAGAAAAGGAATGATAACAAATAATAAAGCCTATATGATAGGTAAGATTGCTAAGAAACCAGTATTTTCACACGAGGTTTATGGTGAGGGATTTTATATTTTTCACATAGAAGCTCCAAGAAAAAGCGGCAATGTAGATACGCTTCCGGTCGTTGTATCTGAAAGACTTGTTGACATTAACAGACTAGATGTAGACAGAACTGTAGTAATTAACGGACAGATTAGGTCATACAATCAACACATAGATGGCACACATAGCCATCTGATACTTAGCATATTCGCTAGGGAGATTGATATATTAGAGGATGTTGAAATTCCACTGGATACGAACAATTCAATTGAAATCGTAGGGCATTTATGCAAAGCACCTACATATAGAACAACACCGCAAGGCAGAGAGGTATGTGACATTATGATGGCTGTCAATAGAGCCTATGGTAAGTCAGATTACATACCTTGTATCGTATGGGGAAGAAATGCGAGATTTGCAGGTGGACTTGAAGTTGGAGAACACATTCAGATCCAGGGAAGATTCCAGAGCCGTGAGTACACTAAGAAGATAAGTGACAATGAAGTTGAAACAAGAACTGCTTATGAAGTATCGGTAAGCAAGATTGATTATGCAGATGAGGGCGAAGCTAATGTGCAGTGATATTACGGTTAGAGAGTTAGCAAGTATGGCTATTGATGAAGATGTGGTATGCCAGATATGGACACCGCAATACGGAACAGTATTTAACGGTTCGTTTGAGGAAGCTAAGTATTCAGCCTATGCGGATAGGGAAATTGATAATTTTCAAGTTGAAGATGGCGTATTTGTTATGAATATATGATAAGGAAAGGATATTGTTTATGAGAGCAACTTTAAAAAGGGTAGTACTTGAAAACTTTATGTGCTACGCACACGCGGAGTTTGATTTTTACGCCATTACAAAGATTATGGCTAAGAATGGCAAGGGTAAGTCAACTATTGCCACAGCTTACTTATGGTGCTTATTCAACTACGATTATGAATTAAAGGATAATCCGGTTGTCAGACGAGAGGTTGACGGAAAGCCCATTGATGATATGGACACAAGTGTTGAGCTTACACTTGATGTTGACGGAAAAGAAATAACTATGAAGAAGGTGCAGAAGCGTACTTATAGCAAAGATGGCAGCGGCTATAAGGACGATAACAAGTATTTCATTAATGATGTGCCTAAGACATTAAAGGATTTCAACGCATATCTTGATGTTGATATGAATGTATTCAAGATGTGCAGTAATGTAAACGCATTTCTTAATCAGAAGCCGGCAGAAATGAGAGAATACCTATTCAGCCTTGTAGGAGATGTTACAGACCTTGATATAGCTTCACAGAAAGCTAAATTAGCCGAGTTAGTTCCTTTATTAGAGAAATATACAACAGAAGAATTATCCGCTATGAATAAGGCTACAAAGACCAAAATTACAAAGGATTTGCCTATTCTTGACGGACAGATTAAGGAAAAGGAAAGAGATATACAGCTTAAACAGGCTATTGAAGTATCTGACCTTGAATTACAGAAGAACAGCCTTAAAGCGCAGATTGCTGATTGCGTGGCAAAGCAGACCGACAATGACAAGCTGATGGCTGAATATGACAAGGCTAGTTCGGATATTCTCAATCTTAAATTTGAGCTTAGTGATATGTCGCGCAAGGCTAATGAGGATAATGTTAAGGCTAGGAGAGATATTGAGAACAGGATTTCTGATAAGCAGTTTCTTGTTAGGCAGACAGAAAAGACTATTGCCGATACAGAAAAGAACATCGAGTATCAGCAGAATGCCATTGATAGCATAAATAGGAATTTGCAGAATATAAGGGATAAATGGAAAGCAGAGAATGAGCGTAAATTTGACGAAACAAGCCTTATTTGTAGCTATTGCGGACAGGAATATCCGGAGGATAAGAAAGAACAGTTAAGAGCTGATTTTGATAGCCACAAGGCAGAAGAATTAAAGCTTATCACAAGCAATGGCAACCTTTTTAAAGACAAACTTGATAAGAATAAGAAGATTCTTGAAGATTTGCAGAAAGAACTACCACAGCATAAAGAAAGCCTTGAAATGCTGAATACAGCTATTGCAGATCTTGAAAAGCAGTTATCAGAACTTCCACAGGAAATTGATGTGACAGGCACCGAAGAATACAAGGCACTCGAACAGCAGATTGCTGAAAAGGAACAGGCTATGCACAAAGCTAACGATATTTCGGCAGTCAAGGCAGAATTAAAGTCACAGGAAACAGCTTTAAGACAGCAGTTAGCAGAATGTGAAAGACGGATTGCAAAGTCTGATACGGCAGCAGATGAACAGCGACTTGAAGAATTAAAGCAGACAAGGATTGATTCTGAACAGAATAAGGCTAATGCCGAGAAAATCCTTGATTTACTTGATGAACTGGATAAGGCAAAGAATGAAGCTTTGACAGAAGCCGTAAACAGCCATTTTGGGTTAGTTAAGTGGCAGTTATTTGAATATGCCAAGAATGGTAATTACAAGAGTTGTTGCATACCTACTGTTGACGGAAAGAGCATTTTAACAACTATGTCTAACAAGGGCAACAGGATTTTAGGCAGAGTTGATATTTGCAATTCTATTCAGAAGATTAGTGGAATATCAGTACCTATCATTCTTGACGATGTAGAGAACTTAGATGAACGGAATCAGAAGAAAGTTGCTGAAATGATAGATAGTCAGTTGATTATGCTGATTGTGAATGATAGTGAGAAATTAAAGATTATGGAGGGGTAATATGAAACTCTATTTTTACAAATTGAATACAGACGAAAGATACGGAAAAGCAGGAATTACAGTACAGGTCTGCGAAGCAGAAGAGAAACCCAAGACATACAAGTCTGTTGATAGAGTTTTTCCAAGCTACTCAAGCACAGTAAGAAAAGATAAAGAAGGGCAGATATTGGATTTTGGTTGCTTATTCCTTACAGAACCTAATTTTGAGTATGCCAAGGAGATATTTAAGAAACAGGCAGAATCAAAGATTGCACAGACAAAAGGAATGCTTGAAAGAGAAGAAAAGAAATTGAAGATAATCGAAGAAAGCGAGGATTAATTATGGCAGATACAGCAGTTGTAGAAAAGAAAGCGTTTACTACATCATTAAGTGAGTGGAGTAATACAATGACAGGGCTTATCATCAATGATTATAAGGCTGTTGGAATGGATATGGACGATTACGCAAAAGAGTGTGCTATGGAAGCTATGACAAGCATATTTAATCTTGTTAAGAATGACCCTAAGATTGATATGAGAAACCTTGATACAAGTAATTTAAGGGGCATTGTTAAGCGTTGTGCAAGTCTTAAGTTAAATGCTAGTGCATATCCAAGAGAGTGCTATTTTCAGTTAAGAAATGTAAAGGTGGGAACTGACCCACAGACAGGCAAGGATATATGGCAGAAACAGGTTGAAATGGGAATCGAGGGTACAGGTTATGACTCTTTGCTCGCCAACTACGGAAAAGATGTTAAACAGGTATATCCGTATTGGGTAATTAAAGAGGGTGACAAGTACATACCGCCTAAACATAAAGGACTTACAGTTACAGAGCCGGAGTGGGAAGAAAACGGATTATCTGATAAAGCGGTAAGAGTTGTATATCCTGTTAAGCTATTAGACGGCACAGTAACATATCTTTCTGCTGATAGAGACAGTGTTAAGGTAAATCTGTTAGCGCATGTTAAGCAAAACATAATGAATGAGACTTTTGGTATTTGTGAGGATAGATACCACGCCACACCAAAACAGAAAGCAGAAATTAAGGCTAAGAAAGACGAGATACTCAATGCCTTAAGAGTGTGCAAGACGGTTGATGAAATGCTTGAATGTGAGCTTGCAAGACCTTTTATAAGCGGTGCTTGGCTTGATACCCCAGAGAGTATGATACAGAGAAAAATGTGTAACAATGCAACAAGGAAATATCCTAAGAACTATGACCCAATGGCACGACAGGCACAGGTTGAAATGGACGAGGTATATCAAGTTACACAGGCTGAAATTGCCGAAAATGCTAATATTGTTGAGTTTATAGAAGATAAGGCAGATGTAGTTGACGACACAGCCGCAGAAGCAACCGAAGAACAGGCAGAAGATAGCACATTACCACCATTTATGCAGACAGAATAGGAGATTGATTATGAGAGTAATTTCACAGGACGGAACAATAGATATCCCATATAGTGATTATCAATTATTTGTTATTGGTGCTAAATATGATGCAAAAGTAGCGCGTATATATTGCCAAAGTTCATACGCACCAAGTGTAAAAATTGCTGAATACTCAACCAACGCAAAAACACTCAAGGCTATGGAAATGCTTAGAAAAGCGTATGAAAATAATGTGTTTTATCATTGCGTAGCCGGTTCAAAGCGTTTTGAAGAAGTACAGAGTATTTTTAGTGAGGAACAATTTCGGAAAGCTACAACAGAGTGCTTTCAGTTCCCGCAGGATGATGAAATCGAGGTGTGAGTATGTCAGTTGAAGAAATCCGCAAATGCGATAGATGTGGAAAGCCTTTTGAGTACAGTTTGTCTAAATGGGCTGGATATTTTAAATATGGTATCAAAAAAGAAAATCGACTGCGCTTTCATTCAATGTTTTATGGCAATCCAGATGGCTATTCATATGTAGATTATAGATACGACCTTTGTGCTGATTGTACAGAAAAATTATTATTGTTTTTGCAAAGTAGTGAGTAAAGGAGAAGAATATGCGATTGCATTGTATAGCCACAGGAAGTACGGGAAACTGCTATACCTTAGCTTCCGAAAGTGGAGAAACACTTATCCTTGATTGTGGAATACCGATTAAGGAGATTAAAAAGGGCTTAGATTGGATCATAAGGGGGATAAAGGGTGTGATTATAAGTCACACCCACCTCTAGACCATAGCAAGTCAGTAGAAGATTTTGAAGCTATGGGAATACAGATACTTGCCCCATATTTAGGCGATAGTTGTAAACCAATAAATATGGGCGAATTTACAGTAAAGCCTTTTGATTTAACGACAATAGACGGAAATTGGACACATACAGACGCAAATGGCGAACCTTGCCCGATATACGGCTTTCTGATTACTCACAAGGAAATGGGGAAAATGCTTTACATTACCGATTGCGAGGTTGTCAAATGGAAGTTTAAAGGCATAAATCATATCCTCTTAGGTGTGAATTATGACAAGGATTTAATCGACAGGGATACAGGCAAAGCTAATCACGTTTTCAGAGGTCACTTATCCATTGACACAGCTTGTGATTTTGTTAAGGCAAATTATTCAGATAGCTTACAGAACGTCATAATGTGCCATTTATCAAGTGAAAATGCTGATAGCGATAGTTTTATCGAGAAGATGAAAAAAGTTGCTTGCGGGGCAAATGTAGATGTTGCAGAGCGTAACAAGGAATGGCTACTTGCTAATCCTAATGAGTGCCCGTTTTAGAAAGGAGAACTGAGAAGTGAAAAATGTAACAGTTGATGATTTAATAAAAATTCTTGATACAGAAGGAAATAGATATGGTGGTGCTACAGGAAAACCAAGAATGTTGAATTTATCTCTAAATGGCAATTTTGCCGGCAGTATTGAATCCGTAAAGCTAGATGGTTATGGAGATGGACTTATTACGGACGTGACGATGGAGATTACTTCATCTAAATTCACAACAACCAATGCCGACAGGATAAGGAATATGTCGGATGAAGAATTAGCAGATTTTCTTATAACTTTTAAGAACACATTCGGCGAAGAATACGAGGGAGAAGCTAGTTGTATGGATTGGCTTCAATCAAAAACAGAATAGGAGAGAATATGGAAGATAGATACTTATTCAAGGCAAAGAGAATTGATAACGGAGAATGGGTGAAAGGAGCTTTAGTATATGACGATAGGGACAGGCTGTACAGGATAATTACTGAAATTAGCTATTCTACAGGAACTTGCTTAACAGCAGATATTGCCCCAAGAGTTGACAAATCTACAATCTGCCAATGCACAGGCTTGAAAGACAAGAATGGCAAGCTGATTTGGGAGAATGATATTGCAAATTGCCTGACCGAAGAATGCTGCGGATACATTGGTTGGAATGAAAGTGAAGCAGGTTTTTACTTTAATGTATTGCTTGAAGATGGAAGATTTGAAGAAGAGCATATTTACGATTATCAAGATGGTATAGAAGTTATCGGCAACATTTTTGATAATGCAGAATTATTAGAAAGTGAGGAAATTTAGATGAATCGTGTGATTTTATGTGGCAGACTGACTAGAGAGCCGGAGATTAGATATTCACAGACAGTAAACGGAAGTATGGCGGTAGCAAGGTACACATTAGCCGTTGACAGAGCTTTTAAGAAAGAGGGCGAGGCAGCAGACTTTATTAACTGTATCGCATTTGGCAAGAACGGAGAGTTTGCAGAGAAGTATTTGCACCAGGGAACTAAGATTATCGTTGAGGGCAGATGGCAGACAGGCAACTATACCAACAAAGACGGACAGAAAGTCTACACCAATGATTGCGTTGTTGAAAGACACGAATTTTGCGAAAGTCGTGCTAATCAGCAGAATAATAATAACAATGGAATTATGGGCGGCAATGCTAATTCAGACAGCTTTATGTCAATTCCGGATGGCGTAGCTGACGAGGGATTACCATTTAATTAAAGAGGTGTGAGTATGAAAGAGAATGAAGCAATAGAAAAGCTGAAAAATATGCGATTATATATGCAGATTACGGACAAGAACAATGATTGCAAGTTTACAGAAGATGATTACAAGGCTAACGAAATGGCAATACAGGCACTTGAAAAGCGGATACCGAAGAAACCTATTTTAAAAAATGGAGAAAACAGGAGCTTTGTTGACTATGAAAATGGATACGGAGAATACAAAGTAACAAAATGGCAAGATTGGGTATGCCCTATTTGCGGTTGGTTTGTAGGACAGAGATATAATCGGTCCCAAAACCATCCACACGACCAAAGGAAATGTAATTACTGCAATGAGTGCGGTCAAAAAATTGATTGGAGTGATAACGATTGAATTATCAAAACATAGCAAGAGCCAAAGCGATTGAACAGGAAAATAAAAAGCGACTGTTGAAGCTGAATCCAAATCTGAATGACAGGAGTGGGATTTACTTCCTACTTCGAGAAGATGAAAACGGATTTAAGTATGCGTATATCGGACAGGCGGTACATACACTTAGCAGATTAGCAAGCCACCTTGTAGGCTATGAACAGCATATAGACCTTAGTTTACGCAAACACAAGCTGTACGACAAAGAGAAAAATCCTTATGGCTGGCGAGTTGAATTTCTGAATTTCCCCGAAAGTCAGCTTGACGAAAAGGAGAAGTATTACATCAAGCTATATGCCGATAAGGGTTATCAGCTTAGAAATGTCAGTTTAGGCGGTCAAGGAGAAAATCGTGCTAGTGGCTCTATAGGCGAGAGAAAAGCACCTAAAAGCTATATGCAGGGCATACATCAAGGAAAAAAGGTGTTAGCGAGGGAATTATCATCTATCGCAGAAAAACACCTTATAATCCGATTGAAGCCCGAAAAAGAGCATAATAAGGTGTCACAGAAACAGTATGAGAAATTTATGGATTTATTGAAGGCGGGTGATTCAGAGTGAGCGGTGGAAGTTGGAACTATTTATATACAAAAGAGATTGATGACCTTATGCAGTATAGTAACATTGAATTATTAGAAGAAATAGCTGATTATCTCAATCAAAACGGATATGAAGATGTGGCAAAAGATACAAGGCGGTTAGTTGAATATGTCAAATCAGCTAAAATAAGAGTGGAAACGCTCTTTGAAATGCTAAGCCCTGTTTTTAAAGCTGTTGAATGGTATTGTAGTGGGGATTGGGGTAAAGATAGAGTTGGCAAGGTAATAGAAGAATATAGGAATGGAAAGGGTGATACAGAATGAAGATTTTAAGCAAGAAGAAATACAATAAACTCATTGAAGATTTTGAGGAATTACAGAAAAAGGTCGAAGAGCTCAAAAGGATAAATGAGAGCATCGGGAAAAAGCTGGAAGATAAAAAAACAAGTTACAAAATGAATAACGGAAAAGACTTCTGTTTTAATTGTGCAAACTCTTACAGATACAAGACATATTGGGGAGGAATGGAAACCGAAAAATGCGGTTGCTTGCTTGATGTGCCTTGTGAGGATTTTAAGAGAAAAGAAAGCGAGTGATTCAGAATGAATGATTGTAAAGGTTGTAGATACGAAAACAGCACAGATATGGAGACATTTTTAGAATTTTGCGCAGAATGCAAAAGAGCCTATTCCGATGAAGAAGATAGAGAATTTCAAGAAGATAAGTATAGAACTATAGACTAAAAATCAAAGAAAGGAATAGGTTGTCGCGACATAAAACCGAGGTTTCCTTTTGGTGATGAAAATGTATAAAAAGAAAATTAAATGTGAGATTTATCGTGATTCTATGCAGAATTACAAGAAATATGCAATACCTCCAGCACAGCTTATTATTGCTGATGTACCATACAATGTAGGCACTAACTTTTATGGAAGTAACCCTATGTGGTACAACGGCGGCGACAATAAGAATGGAGAAAGCAAGCTTGCTAAAAAGGCAGCTTTCAATTCAGATTTTAATTTTAATCTGTATGAATACTTCCATTTTTGTTCAAAGATGTTGAAAAAAGAGGACACAAAGCCTATCGCAAGGGGCAGAAGCAGTAATAGCCCTTGTATGATTGTATTTTGTTCGTTTGAACAGTTATCAACATTGATTGCCGCCGCAGAACTTGGCAGAAGTGCATACGGATTCGAGATTGACAGAAACTTTTACGAGCGTGCAAAGAATGAAATGCTTGTATTTGAAAAAGAGCAACAGATGGATATAAGTGATTTTATAGGAGATACAGTATGATAGTGCATTGTTTATTTGAACAGTCAGGCACATTCAAGAACGCTTTCAAAAAGTATGGAATTGAAGCCTACGACTATGATATTCAGAATGAATTTAACGAAACCGATTATGTTACTGACCTTTTTAAAGAGATAGAGGGGGGGTATCAAGGCGAGCCGAGTTTGTTTGATAAGATAAGCCCAGATGATTTGATATTTGCATTTTTCCCTTGCATAAGGTTTGAAAATCAGATAATGCTGTGGTTCAGAGGACAGTCGGCAAGTCAGAAAAAATGGTCTTTAGAAGAAAAATGCGAATTTGATATGAAATTGTTTAAAGAAGTTTCACTTATGTATGATTTGGTAAACAAAATGTTTATTATTTGCACAAGAAAAGGATTAAAGCTAGTAATGGAGAATCCTTATTCAGAAGAGCATTTTTTAAGACGATATTGGTGCTATTCCCCAGCGGTAATTGACAGAGATAGGAGAGATAGCGGAGATTACTTTAAAAAGCCTACACAGTATTGGTTTTTGAATTGCGAGCCACAGAACAATCTTATTTTTGAGCCAATTAGTTATAACGCTATCGAATGTAAGGACGCTATAAGAACAATGGCAAAAGAACATTATGCAAAAACAGGGGCAGACAATAAGAAAACAGCAAGGTCAATGATACACCCACAGTACGCAGATAGATTTATTAGGCGATATATTCTTGATGAAGAAATATGGAGAGGCAAGGAGACTTAGCATGACACAGGACGGGCAATTTGAATTAACAGACTTTTTGAGCAAGAAGATTGAGAGTAAATCTGTTATGGACTTGACAGCTTGGATAAACAGCCAAGGCAAAGCACAGTATACGCAGATTGGTGAGATTGTAGAAGATGTTTACAATCGTGAAAAGGGTGGAGAACTTATTGAAAGGCTTACAAATGCAGTATCGGTGTATGTTCTTAATCAGTCTGTGGGGTATATGGATTATTTGAGAAAGGAAAGTGAGTGATGAAAGACAAAACAAAGCAGGAAATACAGATTTTACTTGACCTACTCAAAGGCAGTCTTACAAGAAATGGTGTGAGTATGGCAACAGACAATAGCGGTAACTTGATGTTTTTTGATACAACAGCTTACATCAAGAGTAAAGGCAAGGAATTTGACGGATTCAGAGTTAATATCAATGATTTAGTGAAGTAACAATGCAATGGAACTTGAAGAGGTAATTATGGCAGGCAACTTTATTAAAATTGACAGAAAGATTTTAAAGTGGGAATGGTGGAGCGATATTAATACATTCAGACTTTTTATGTATATGTTGATAAGTGCCTATTGGAAAGACGGAAATTATAAAGGCAAGATAATTGAAAGAGGGTCTTTCCCCTCTTCAATATCTGAATTATCAAAAGAAACTAATTTGTCTGTAATGGAAATTCGTACCTCACTAAAACACTTACAATTAACAGGCGAAATAACAAGCAAAGCAACAAACAAATTCACGATATTTACTGTGGTTAACTACAATTTGTATCAAACGGATAACAAGCAAGATAACAAACAAATAACAAGCAACTTAACAGACAATCAACAAACAGATAACATTCTATTAACAAACTCTATATTAAAAGAAAGTAAGAATGAAAGAACAGAAGAAATTAAAGAAGATAAGAATACAGAAAAAGATATTACTAACGTAATATCCAAAAAGAAAAGTTATTACCCAGATGATGAATTACTTGATGAAGCATTTAACGAGTATGTGACAATGCGCAAGAGAATTAAAAAACCTATCTGTACTGACAAGGCATTGCATAGGGCTATGAATACTCTTGAAAAGCTATCGGGCGGAGATAATGACTTAGCTGTTAAAATTCTTAATCAGTCAGTAGACCATTGCTGGCAAGGGCTGTTTGAGCTGAAAGAAAATAATTCTAATAAACAGCAAGGCAAGAAAAATGTATTTGATGAATGGATGGAGGCAATGAAATGACAAGGGAACAGGTCGGAAAACTTCTAATGACGATACAAGCTTATTATCCTAACTACAATCCGCCAGATAAAGAGATTACTCTTAATGCTTGGCATATAATGCTTGCTGAATATCAAGAAGAATTAGTTTTACAAGCGTTAAGGGCTTGCATTGCAACTAACACGAGTGGTTTTGCACCAGATGTAGGGCAGATAATGAGTAAGATACAAACTATATCGCAGCCACAGGAGCTTGACGGGATGACAGCTTGGGGGTTGGTTAGTAAGGCGCTACGGAATGGCACATATGGAGCGGTTGAAGAATTCAACAAACTACCGCCACTTATCAGGCAGGCGGTTGGTATGCCAGATAACCTTAAAAACTGGGCGACATCAGATTATCAGACGATAGAAACAGTAATACAATCAAATTTTCTAAGAACCTATGAAACAGTTGTTAAGCGTGCGAATGAAATAAATCGTATGCCGGATAACATTAAGTCACTCATCGAAAAGGCGAATGCAAATTCGTACAAGGCTCAAATCGAGCAAAAATTCCAAAGAGATATAAATACACTTAATGACAAAAATAGCAACCTTATCGCTCAAAAAGAAGATTCAGAGAGCTATATTGAAGCACCTAGAGAGGTACAAGATAGAATTGACAGAATGAGAGGTTGATTTTTAGTGGAAACAACGCCAATTAGTCCACAGAAGAAATTATATAATTACCGCCGTGAGAATGGATTGTGTCCTAAATGTGGCAAGCCACTTGATAGAAAAGGCTTTTATTGTGAAGAATGTAGGGAGAAACAAACGGCTTACAGTAGAGAAACTAGAGAACTTTGCAGGCAGTTTAAAATTTGCCCGGAATGTCGCAAAAATAAACTTGTGGGTGATGAAAAGATATGTCCGGAATGTTTGGCTAACAAAGCTGAATATAGAGCTAATCACCCATTAAGTGATGATAAGCGAAGAAAAAACAATGAAGCATTTAAACAGTATTCGAAAAACTTATACGCTGAACGTAGAAAAGCTGGCATATGTGTTAGATGTGGTAAGGCTAAAGCTGTTGAGGGCAAAGCAAAGTGTTTTATATGCCAGAGTAAAGATAATGCTATCCACAGAAAAAGAACTGAAAATAGGCAGAATATAAAAGAATATCGCAAGGAAAATCACTTGTGCTATCGTTGTGGAGAACCTATTGACAGACCGCAAGGACAGTTGTGTCAGAAATGCTGGCAGACAGACTATGAAAGGGGTAAAAGCCTTAAGAATGATAATAGCAAGCACTACTGGCGATACGACAATCAATTTCTAAGAAAGAAGTGAAAATATGAGTAAGGCAGAACAGAAAAAGTTTAAGGAGCAAATGTTACGTGTTCAGATGAATAGGATTAGTAATGAACACCAAAAGAAAAATTTTGAATCAGCATTGATATTAATTATGTGGGTACTACATGATAAGTTCGGTTTCGGACAGCAGAGATTAACAAAAGTACAGAGAGAACTTAAAGTACTTATAGATAACTATAATGACGGATTATTCACAGCGGAAGAGCTTGTTAATCAGTTATACGAAGAAACAGGAATAGAACATATTAAGTTTAAATAAGGAGATAGGCTTATGAAGTTTTCAGAACTGACTAAGCCGGAGCTTGATGAAATAATTGAAAATGCCAATTTCACAGAAGAGGAACTAAGAATTTTCAAGTTGCTTGTGGGTAATATGAGCTTAGAACAGGTTAGTCAAAGACTTATGTTATCCAAAGCAACAATTTCAAGAAGAGTTAAGGATATAAAAATCAAGATAGAAAGGACTGATGACATGGTTAAAACAATTCCTATATGGGAAAAAGTTACATTAACAGTTGAAGAAGCGTCCGAATATAGCAATATCGGAATTAATAGAATCAGCAGTATGCTTAATGAAATTAGCTGTCCATTTGTTTTAAGAGTTGGGAATAAGAGGCTTGTTAAGCGCAAGGAGTTTGAGCGCTATATAGAAAAAAGTAACGAAATATAGAGATATATTGAAATATATGCCTTGATGTAGTAATATGTGGTTGTCTATATCAAGGCTTTTTTCAAAAGAAAGGAGCTTTTGAATGGGAAAAGATTTAAAAGGTAAAGAACTAGGTGTAGGATTGTCGCAGCGAAAGGACGGTGTGTATCAAGGGAGATATAAAGATAGATTTAATAAGATTAAATATATTTATGGCACAAAGTTATCAGAAGTTAAAAAAGAATTGGCTGTTGCAATAGCAGAAAATATTCAATTTACAAGCATTAGAGATGATATTAAGCTGGACGATTGGTTTAATCGTTGGATAGAAGTGTACAAAAAGAAAAGTGTACGCCCTAATACCCTTAGGGAATACACTCACATATACAATAAAAATATATCACCTTTTTTAGGAAATCGCAACATAAATTCCTTTGTTAAATCAGATATTCAAACACTAATTGATAAAATAGCTGATGACAATTATAAATATGAACGGCAGAACAAGATTAAGGTTATACTTAATGATATGTTCAGTAGAGCAATAGAAGATGACTTAATGATTAAAAATCCAGCAAAAGGTGTAAAGCTTAGGGCTGATAAAGAACTTAAAGCTTTCACACTAACAGCAAAACAACAGATAGAGTTTTTAGAAGCAAGTAAAGGGACATTTTACGATAATTTGTATAATGTGGCAGTTAATACAGGCTTGCGCCCAGGAGAACTGTTTGCACTTACATCTAATGATATACACTTAGATGAGGGGTATATTGATGTTAATAAGACACTTGTGTATCAAAAATACCTTGATGATAAGTGCAAAACTTTTCACATTGAGCCGCCTAAAACCAAACAGAGTTATAGACAAGTACCTATTAACAGCGAATGCATTAAATATCTTGAAAAGCAGTTCGAATTAAAGGATATTGTAAAGTGCAAAAGACCTAAAGAGCAGAACAATTATTTGTTTGTGACAAGTTATAACACGCCTCTCAATTCGCAGATTTATTCAGATTCAATTAAAGCTATTGTTAAGCAGATAAATCTTGCAAGAAGTTTTGATGATGAATTTCCTGTGTTTAGCGGACATACTTTAAGACATACTTTTGCTACAAGATGTTTTGAAGCAGGTGTGCAGGCAAAAGTTGTTCAATCATATTTAGGTCATGCAACTCTTAAAATGACAATGGATTTATATACACATGTAACAGAAGAAAGAGCGGCAGTAGATATTGAAAGAATCGTGAAAGATAAGAACAACATTGTTGATTTTAAGAAAAGTGCTGTGTAGTAAGTGTGTAGTACTACACACATTAAAACTGAAAAAACCACAAAATAAGGGGGTTTAAGATGTATAATATATTTAACTTGGAAAACTTATTACGTATATCAGACTACCCCTTATGAACTTAACAAAAAGCACAATAAATGCGGTATTTAAGGGATTTTAAGCGGCATTAGATTAATTATCAATTTCCACATATTTCTATGTATTTCTATGTATTTCAATAGCAAAAGTGTGTAGTAAGTGTGTAGTGACAAGATTAAAAGTGTGTAGTAAATTAAAACTAAATAAAGCCTTGATGTATGACATAAATATGAGAAGAACTTGATAATGTTCTTCTCTTTTTTTATGCAAAAATATAATCAGAAAGAGAGGTAGTGCGAATGTTTTCTGATGAAGTTAGAGAAAAAATCTTAAGCAAAGAAGAATTACAGAAACTTGATCTGGTGACATTATCTCTTGTTATCCACGCAATCGAGGAAGTTTTAGAGGAGGCAGACAATGAACAATCCTTATCAGCAACCGATTATGAGTAATTATGTACCTCAATATGGAGCATATCAATATAATCCTATGGCAAATATCCAGAGATTTCAGCCGCAGGAGCAGATACAACCACAAGTCCAACAACCTATGCCACAGCAGATAGTAGGCATTAACGGAAGAATAGTACAGACAGTTGAAAATATTAATGCAAATGAAGTGCCTATGGATGGCTCAATGGCATTTTTCCCAAAACAGGATATGTCGGAAATATATGTTAAGGGTTGGAATGCTGACGGAACAATTAAGACGGTTGTGTATAAGCCTTATACAGCCCCTAAAGATAATCAGACAGTAAATTCTATGGCTAATACAGAAAACGCTAAATTTACCCTATCAGACGAAAGCACACAGCTATTTCTGAATAAGTTTGAGGAATTATCGGAGAAAATAGGGCAGTTGGAAAATAGATTTGATAAATCTTTAGGAACACAGAGAAAAACATCAAGAACTCAAAGTAAGGGCGGTGATGAAGAATGAATCAGCAGTTAATTCAAACTATAAATCAACTTAAGTCAATTCGGAATCCACAGCAAATGGCAATGAATTGTTTACAACAGTCGGCACAGCGTGGAAATCCTATGGCAAAAAATTTGCTTAATCAGATAAACAGTGGAAACACGCAAGGCGCAGAGCAAATTTTAAGTAATTTTATGAATACACAAGGAATAAACCTTAATGATATTAAGGGTATGATGAATTAGGACATTTTGGGTTGTGCGCACATAATGACCGGTTATCCCATTTGTTAATAAAATAAATGGAGGTAAACAAGATGTTTAATTCAAACGGAGTTAGTCTCGCAGATATTGCCGCAGTAACAGGCAATAATCGTAATAACGATGGTATGTGGGGCGATGGTGCATGGTGGATTGTAATTCTCTTAATCTTTGGCTGGGGCAATAACGGCTGGGGCGGTTTCGGTGGAAATGGCAACGGCGCAGGCTACACTGATTCAGCTATACAAAGAGGTTTTGACAATCAGGCAGTTATCAGCAAGTTAGATGGCATTTCTAACGGACTTTGTGACGGCTTCTATGCTATGAACAATAGTATGCTCACAGGTTTCAATGGTATTAACACAAATATCATGCAGACCGGATTCGGTATCCAGCAAGCTATTAACGCTGATACAGTCGCTAATATGCAGAATACAAACGCATTACAGGCACAGCTTGCTAACTGTTGCTGTGAGACAAGAGAAGCTATTCAAGGCGTAAACTACAACATGGCAACTAACACTTGTGCTTTACAGAACACAATGTGCAACAACACAAGAGATATTATCGACAGCCAGCAGGCAGGAACGAGAGCTATCCTTGATTTCTTAACAAATGATAAGATAGCAACACTTACAGCAGAGAACAACGATTTACGCAGAGCCGCATCACAGGATAGACAGAATGCACTTCTTACAACTCAGATGGCAGCTCAGACACAGCAGATTATCAACTCTGTAAATCCTACAGCTATTCCAGCTTATGTTGTGCCTAATCCTAATGCTTATGCTTATGGATGTGGTTGCAATACAGGATGCGGCTGCTAAAACTGAATAATTGAGTATCTTAATTGAGTTTAACTCGATTATGTCTGCTAAGCAGTATTACTTATAATCAAAGGGCAGACTATAATGTTTGCCCTTATTTTTTTGAAAGAGAGGTAAAGATAATGGAAATAACAGGAATTGCATTACAAACAGTTGCCGCCGGAGAAGATGTTGCATTTACAGAAACACCGGTATGCGGTAGCAAATGTATAGTACACAGACAGGGAAGCGGAATTATCAAGCTAAGAGGTATCACAAATCAGTGCAAGGCTAGATTTTTGGTATCGTATTCCGGCAACATTCAGATTCCGACAGGTGGTACAGTTGGAGCTATTTCACTTGCCATTGCAGTAGACGGAGAGCCTTTACAGTCAACACGAATGGTTGTAACACCAGCCGCAGTTGAGAATTTCTTTAATGTATCAGCACAGGCATATGTTGATGTACTTTGTGGCTGTTGCAGTACTGTAGCGGTGCAGAATACATCTACACAGGCTATTGAAGTACAGAACAGTAATTTGATTGCAGTAAGGGAGGCTTGATATTATGCACAAATGGGCTAAACAGATTATGGAATGTGTCAAGGCAAAAGTTGAAGCAATCGGATTAGATAGCTTTGAGGGACAGAACCTTGACGATTTAAAAGATTTTACAGAAATAGCTAAGAACATAGCTTGCTTTGACAAGGATTACAGAATTGTTGAAGCTATGGAAAAGTCAGAAGATAACGAAGACATTATGCGTATGCTTGAACAGTACGAAGATTATCCGGACAGAAGATACTATGACCACTACCGCTATGCAAATGGCAGATTCGCCCCAAAAGGTAAAGGAACATATCGCAGAGGATATGAAGAACCGCCTTATATGCACATGTACCCAGAAGCAGAGCATATGAGGGATATGGATAGAGATTATGGCAAGATGTACTATACAGAGCCAATGTCTGAAAGCAGTTATGACAGAGCAAAGAGAAACTACACAGAAACTAAGGAAATGCACAAGAATAACACGCCAGAAGATAAGGAACACAAGATGAAGTCACTTGACAGCTATACCAAGGAACTTGCAAGCGACATTACAGGTATGGTGGCTGATATGTCAGCAGAAGAGAAGAACTTGCTTAGGACAAAGTTAAGTACTCTTGTATCTAAGATATGATTTTAAGGGCTATGAGTAGCAATATTCATAGCCTGTTTTATTTAGAAAGGAGCATACAGATGGTTTTTAGCATTAATGGCACAATGTGGCAAGTACAATATGAAAATTCAAATTCAAGTGAATTAAAGCGGTCAGACAATGTTTCTGTGCTAGGTGTAACAGATAGAAATACATATACAATTTATCTATCAAATGTCTTGCGTGGATATATGCAACGCAAAGTGCTGATACACGAAGTATGTCACGCAATCTGTATGTCCTACGATGTGTATTTGCCTGTCGAGCAGGAAGAGATATTGTGTGATTTTGTAGCAACTTATGGTGATGAAGTATTTGACATTGTTGATATGGTTTTAGGGGCAGTTAGGAGAGTGGGATAATGAGTATTGATGAGTTGCTAAAGATAATTCAAAAGACTAATCCGACTATGACAAAAGAATTATTGATATATGAGCTTAGTCAATGCCAGTATTCAAGTAAAGCATTAGTGCATACAGAAAAATGCTGTATTGACAGTAATGCTTAAAAATGCTATTATTTAATAGATGTAAACAATAGATAACTATTATATCATTTTACCTTAATAGAACCATAGTGGAAAGTTGCATTGATACATTTTGTATAGGTGCAACTTATTTTATTTTGGAGGTTTTATTATGAGAGTTATAAGGTTAAAAATGTATCAAGAAATGGCTAGATTTAACAATCCGTCAGCACCAAGAGGTGCGGATTGCTATCCTTTACCGCCGTTCAGCACAGTTAATGGATTTATCCATTCAATGTGTCAATGGAAAAGGTATCATAAATTAGATTATTTCGTTACTGGCAAAGGCGTTTACAACACTAAAACGCAGAAAGAATGGCACGGTGGTAAGCGTTTTAACAAAGTTAGTGATGAAATGCTTAAGCGTTGGGATGTTATAACAGATTATGCAGACGGAAGCCACACCGGATGGGTTAATACAGTTAAATATCATTTGATGTTAGTTGATTTATACATAACTATATACATCAAAGCTAATGATAGCGACATAGATGATATATACCGCGCGTTACTAAACCCACCGGTATATCCATCATTAGGTGAGTATGGTGATTTATGCAAGATTGAAGCAGTAGATATTGTGGAACTTAAGGAGCTTGACAAACCTATATCAGCTCTATTAGATATGCAATCTTATATTCCTGTTAATGAAGGCAATTTCGCAGGAACTATATATAGAATTAACAACAAATATGAAATCATCAAAGGTCTTAGACGATTCCAGAAAGTTCCTTGTTACTTAGTGGATAAAGGACAGGAAGTTGTTAGTAATCTTTTTGATGATGATAAACCGATTATTTTTATAGATTAATTTAAACCCCACGGAATATAATGCAACTTTTTTGCTACCTCCGTGGGGTTCTCTTTTATATTCGCAATTTCGATTTTGACAATTTTCGAAATTTGGTTCAGATTTTGTTTAAATCTTACTCTAAAAATTGGAAAAATTTTCTCATAAAATATAATGTGAAATTTTTGAAACCCCCGTCATATGCAATTTTGAAATTCAAAAACCTGTTTATTAAACCCTTAAAGGTTTTTAAATCTGATTTATATATATAAATTATATATAATTTTCTATAAATTTCTTTGCTTCTCTCGGTAAGCAATATATCTTTTTCTTTTTCTGCTTTAATCTGTTCTAACTCTGCCGCAGTTCTTCTTGTATACGTTCTCTTTTTTCTGTTAGATATAATTTCATCGAATTATTTAACCGTAAAGTTTAATACTGCATTTTCTTCTATACAATAAAAATCTGTTTCATTGTAAATTTTTCCTGTATGATGCCAGGAAGACCACACCAGAAAATTCTCTTTCAATTCTTTTAATGTCATTTTTTTAAAATCTATTTCTGTTTTTTTATCAGCGTGCCAAAAAATGTTATCTATCTCTTCTAAAATAGTGGTTTTAGTCCACTTATACATAGGTTTTTCACCTTGCGAATACGCCCAAACGGCGTTGTTACTCATTTGATTTTTATAATATCCTGCCATCTTTTTAAATCTCCTTTACTTTTTATATTTTATATGCTATTATAACAAAGACATTTGTTGTTGTATATTTTTAGGACAAGTGTTATTTTGAATGGTAAGAGAGGAAGTACATTGTACTTCCTCTCTTTTATTTTAGCAAGCCGGGGAATTAAACCCCGGAAGCGCCAGTCTTGCCTAAATACAACTTTTGAGTGCTAATCTTTTAACCTCTTCATATTTGACATTAACAAGATATTTTGCGCGGTCAAAATTGACCTTTCCGCCTGTGCAATTAACAATGTAATTTGCGCATTCTATGTATTTATTAAACTCTTTTTCATATGCTTTATCAAAAGCCTTTTCTAACTCTGCATTTTCGGGATTGCTTTCCCATTCTTTCTCTATTACGTCACAAGTCCTTACAAGCTCGCAATATTCGTCAATTAATTCATATAATTTTTTCATAACATTGTACCATTTCGCCGACTGTGTTATAATCGACTTACCTTTCTTTTTTGATTGGTGGCGGTTCGTTCTTGGTAGGAGTGACCGCCTTTTTGTATGTCCTCTTGACAGTTATTATAATAAACCTAAAACGGTTTAAAGTCAATAGATAAAATAAACTTTTTTTAGATTATTTTTTGATTGACTTTTGAGAATGTATTTTATATAATGTAATAAAAATAAAAGGAGGTAAAACAAACAATGCTTAAGTATAAAATAGATGTTTTAGAGACACTAAAAGAGAGCGGCTACAATTCTACGCGAATACTAAAAGAAAACTTAATTAGCCAATCAGCGGTGCAAAAAATCCGCAAAAATGAAATGGTAGGGATTAAGACGATTGAAAAATTATGTGAGTTGCTGGATATGCAACCGGGAAACATCATTA